TCCATTGTTGTACTTCCACCCATTTTATTTTATTTTTTAAAAATTAATACTCATCCATTGTAAATTACCACTATAAGTAATTGTCTTATCAAACATACTAGATTGGTACACACTTTTTAGATTTTCAGCTTCTTTTATTTTACCAAAAAGTTTTAGGTCATCATACCCAAAATTATTTTTCATAAATAATTCTAATTGTTTACCGGATAAAAGAAGGTGTATATTTCTTTCTACCCAGTCTTGAAAATCCATTGTATCCCAGTTTGATGCGTTTCTTTCTTTCATACTACAAATATACGACTTTTTTATTATTTTAGTGTATTATTTTGGAAAAACTTTTATTTCTTTTGTTGTACTTACTAAATCGCCCCACACACTATCTTTTTTATACCTAGTAGCTCTAACTTTATGGTTGTCTATGTAATGATACTCTGTAACGTCTTCGTGGATTCTTGGTTTACCAAAAATTATATAATGCCATCTTACTTCATTGTCTCTTAACCATTGTTCAGTAATTTCTCTATGTTCTTCTTTTCTCGATGTAAAAAATGTGATTATATTACCTTCTTCATACCATTTATTAATTGTTTCTATCGAATTATGGTATGGTTTTGCTGTAGACATTCTTTCAAATTGTTCATTTGGAATGTCATCACAAATAGTCCCGTCAATATCTATAATATAATTAACTTTATTAACTTGTTTTCTAATTTGTCTATACCCTACCATTTTTTTCTCCAAGTATTCATCTATATCATATCTATATTCACCACATGAAGAATATAGACATTTTTTTTGGATTACTGTTTTTTTATCTTCTGTTAAATAAACTTCGGTTATACTATTTGCGTAATGTTGTGTGTAAATTAATATTTCTTCCATTTTATTTCTTTTTATCTATTTTTTTAATTATTGTTTTTTCCATTGCTATTATAACTCTTTCTAGTTTTAGTATTTGATTCTCTAGTTGGATTATTTGTTCTCTTTTTTCTCTTCCTACCTTTGCCTCCCAAATTAACCATCCGAAGGCTACTACTTCTAAAATAAATAATGCTATTAATAATGTTGTGTCGTTCATCTTATCTCCCTACTTCTTTTATATATTTTTCTTTTGTGTCTTCCCATGATAAATCAATAACATCCCAATAAAATAATTGTTCTGGTTTAATTCTATCTTGTTCGTGCATATTTTTATATCTCCTAATTGCTTTCTTTTTCCACCACTTATCTGTATATGGAATGTCGTCTTGGAATTTTTTCTTCATTTTTAGGTCTTTCTCTTCTATCTCTCCCCTTAAAAACTCAGAACCATTATCATACATCATTGCAAGATAGACCCCTCTCTTGAATCCGTGGTCATAATCTGAACCCTTTATACCACAATGTTTAAAAACCTTGTTAAGAATGTTCTGTTTAGGTCCTGTAGCACTTATAGCTTTCTTATGTTCTTCTGGGTGGTTATCTTTCAACCATTTGTTCCAAGGTAGGTAAGCACTATCATCTGGTTTTAATCTCACCTTACCAGATGTTTCACCCATTGTTTTAAAATGTGGCATTCCATTATACATTGAGTTAATTCCATATAAAGAGGTTGTTCCCACAGCGATTAGTTTATCACCATATTTTTCTTCCCAAGCATCTCTAATAACTTTACAAGTAGTTAATGCTGCGACTAACTTACCCATTAACATATTATAACCACCTGGTTGGGTGGAGCATATAGTTGTTGCTATAGCGGTATTATTTAATTTATGTTGGTCGAATTTGTTTGTTTTATCCCAACCTATGTAGGCATCTCTAACTTTAATACTAGTAACATCAGACCCTAAACATATCAAACCAAGGACTTTATTAGTTTTTCTATCTCTAACCCAGAATTTCATGTTTCGTCCTGGATTTGCAACCCATTCCATTGTATGGATAAGTTTACGATAGTTTACCCACTCAGTAACACCCTTTCCTGGTGTTGCCATTTCCACATAAGGTTCTAGTGACTCTATTTCTTTAATGGTTTTTTCTAGATTAGTAATGTCAGTTGGTGCCCATAAATTGTTTTGGTATGTGGCTAACTTTTTCTTTACCTTAGACATTTTACCACCCTTATTCATTTCTTGCCACTTTTTATAAAGTGTTTGTTCTTCTACAGACATTTCTTTAAGCATATCAAGATTGTCTATTAAGTTTTGTTTTTGACCTTCAAAGTCAAAAATCTCTTCATTTTCTATAATATCAAATATTGTTGTTTGTTCTCCCATGGTTTAATAATAAGATATTTTGTTGGTGTTTTCAAGTTTTATTTACTTGTCAAATCTTAATATTTATGTTTAAAGAAAAACAAATGGCTTGTAAAAATTGTAAAGAAAAAACTTCTAAATATTTAAAACAGTTAAATAAGATGGGTGCAAATGTTAATTTTGACACCGAAGCTAGAAAAAAACAAATCTTAGAGAAGACTTGGGACTCTTCAATGGGTAAACTTAGGATGTGGGAACGTTTGGTTATAATTCTATTTGCTTGGATTCCTTTGATAATTGGTTACTTCACTATAATTAGATTTATAGTTTCATTCTTCTAACTAAAATTTTCTTTTGTTTTTAAATTCATTAGTAACTCTTCTTCCTCTTTTGTTAATGAATTAGGTATTTTAACTTGTGGTTTAATTATTAAGTCTCCCTTACCTCTCTGAGAATTCATTCCTTTCCCCCTTACATTAAAACTTTCGGTAACTTTACTAAGTGGTGGTATTTTTGCTTTTAGAGGCCCACTAAAATGTGGTATTTCTAAATCTGTGCCCAATAACATGTCTATTATTGGTATTTCTACATCATACACCAAGTCTCTGTCTAAAACTTTAAAGTGGGGATGTCTTGCAATTACTACTTGTATATTTAAATCACCTGGAATACCACCATCAATTTCATCCCCATGATTTCTAATGGTAAACACTTGACCTGTCATTAAGTCCACAGGGATTCTAAAGTCTACAGTTTGGGGTTGTTTAGTTTGGCCTATACCACCACAACCCCCACAAGCTTCAACTACTATTTTACCAGACCCATTACATTGGGGACATTGTTCCCTTTGGATTTGCCTAAAAAAAGCATTACCTACGGCTTTTTCTACAAACCCCCTTCCCTTACACATATTACACGGGTGTGAGTTACCACCACTACCTCTACAAGTTGTACAATTTACCTGTCTATTATATCTTAATTTTTTAATTTCACCAAAAAATACATCTTCTAAGGTGACAGTTAACGGTATATTTAAACTTCTACCCTTTTTTTGTTGTCTTTGTTGTTGTCTCCCACCAAAAAATTGATTGAATATGTCGTCCATGTTTGGACCTCCTCCCTGTCTACCATGAAATGGGTTATTTAATTTATTATCATACTCCGCACGTTTACCACCATCACCTAAAGTATCGTAAGCTTCGGATAGTTCTTTAAATGTATTTTCATCACCACCTTTATCTGGGTGATGAGTTTTGGATAATTTCCTAAATGCCTTTTTTATCTCATCTTGAGTGGCATTTCTATTGATATTTAGAGTTTTGTAATAATCTTTATTCATATGGTTTACGATAGAAATAAATATAAAATTGTTTTATTTAAAAATGGTGAAAGAAATAAAGTTTTATTTTCTTCCAACAGTAAAAAAAGTATCTTAAAGAAATATACTAAATTTATTGAAGAAAAAAAGCCTAAATTCGTAATGGAATATATTTCACGTAAAAAAGTTATGTTTGAACTTGCCGTTGTAACCAAAGAGTCCACAACTGATAGTTTATATGTTAAAGATTCTGTTGGTAGGACAAGAGAGATTACTCTAGGTGATTCTGATTATAGATTTATAAAAATGTTACCTTACTGGAAAGAGGAAAAGATATATGACCACACCTCCCAAACTAAAATTAATTTTGTCACTTTAATGAAAAATTATTTAGAGGATAAAGAATTTAAACAAGTTTTTACCCTAAATAATAAAGTTATAATTCAAAAAGATAGTAACTTCAATGTTTTTAGTTTAAAAACAGTTTCAGACGCTCTTAGATTATTAACTGTAATAGAGTTAGAGTTTTTAAATGATGGTCGGTATGATTGTTTATTTGTAACTGATAACAGTACTGTTCAAAGAAAACAGTTATATAATTTACTAGAATCTGTTGGTTATAAACGAGAATTTTTAAGAAAACAATATACTTATTAATCTTTAATAAAAATAAATTCTACGTCATTAATATCTATTGATAGTTTATTTTGATTTCTATCTACTTTTATTCTAACGTAGTCTTCTATTTCTGATAATATCTCTAAAAATTGACTGCCTTTTATGTGTAATTTAATTTGTGTGGTATTGACGTAGGGATTTAACTTTAAATTTTCAGCAATTGTTGCGCAGTCTTCTAGAATTTTAGACTGTTTTTGATTTTGTTCCATATCCCTTTATTTTCTTTATTTTCTAAGTTTTCTTTGGTTTGGGTGTATCTATTTACCACTTCCTGGACACTAGTTTTTTTTATTTCCTCTATTATTTTTTTCTTATGTTGTAGGATTTCCTTCTGGTCCTTCGAGACTTCCCGACGGAACCATTCCTCTATTTTGTTCTTCTCCATTTAAATTAATTTTATTAAAATCAAAGTTTAATTTTCTTAAAGAATCTACTGGATTTTCTGCAAATACTTTTTTTAATTCTAACATTTTCAACTCTAAAAGATTATTTTTTTCCTCCACATCTGTATTCCATTTAATAACAGCTTTTATTTCCTCTATTAAAATATTACAGTCTTCTTCCGTAAACACACTAAAAAAAGAAACTAGTTTATGTGTTTCATTACTATTCCCCGGTTTAATTTGTATTTTACTACCTCTACTAGTTATAATCTTCTGGTCTTCCCAACCTATAGGTATTTTTAAATCTACAACAACAAAATTTTCATGCATTCTAATACTATTAAAAGTATCCCCAAAAATTGATATTTGTTTGTATAGTGTCATTTAATTTATTATATATGTTATAGTGTAAGCTACACTTACCCCCAGTAATAAAGCTTCCTGGTATGGTAAATTATAAGTTGTTGGTTCATCCGCATATAGTTTTCTTATTAACATAATAATATTCCTCACTATAACTAATAAGGAAAATATAAAAAGAAATGTGAATATCCAATGTTCCATTTATTTTTTACTTTCTTCTAGAATTTCTTTTCTTAGAGTTTGTAATACTGATTTTAATTCTTGTGCTGATTTTCTAGCTCTAATACCTGCACTTTTATTTTTTTTATCAAAAAATTTTTCAGCGTCTACTTTAATAGATGTTACTAGTGTTTCTAATTGTGTTAATGTTTCCATATTATTCTTCTTTATTTTCTTTTTCATTTTGTTGGTATGATTCCCAAGTTACAAAACTTTGGTTTACCATTGTTAATTTATTTATGAGGTCTAATGATTTTTCTAGTTTATCTTCGATGCTCATATCTTGTACATTAAGAATCCTTTCTAATTCAGATTCTAACTTTTGTTTTTGTACTATTAATTCATTATTTATGATATTAATTATTCTCATATTTTAATTTTAGTCAATTATTATTTAACTGTCAAGCTTTCATTTAATAATACATATACCTCATATAACATATCCAGTTCAGACTTGGTTTTAGATGTATGTAATATAAAAAGTATAGTTAAAAAATATCTTAATTTTTCTAGGTGTTCATCATTTTTCTTATTATAGAAAGATTCGTAAAAAAAATGAAAAAAATAGTCGTAGTGTGTACCTTCAGTGTTAAATACTATATTCTCTTTTTTAAAGTTATTTATAGTTTTTTCCCAGCACCAGTTAAAGTGTCCTGTGATTTCCTCATCAGTTTTTATAACATCAATACCTAAGTAGGTATCTTCTACCAGATTGTATAATGAATTTAAATAATCACCAAATAAACTTACTTTAGAGACATTAATATTATGTGCCTTAACCCATAAATTCATATCTTCGCGGCTTAGCGGTTGAGTCACGTATTTAAAAAATTGTTCTGGCAATAATCGTCTTCTTTCCATATCTTCCATAGTTTTAAAGATAGGTACTGAGATTACTAGAGGAAATAGTGTTATTGTGTTTTTTTGTTGTAAGACCACAATTTTTTCATTGTATCCATATCTTTGTTAACACCTTCTTTTACTTGTTTTACTTTTTGTACATCTGGTGTATAACCTCGTAAATTAGTCATAGAAGCTTTTTCATCTGCTATTTTCTCCGCTCTTCTTTTTTTAGATTTTAACATTTTTTCACCTAAGTCACTTGGTACTACATTACCTAGAGCTACACCCTCATCATCAGTTTGTGCGTTTCCTGTTTCACTAGAACCCTCTAAATATTTAGTTAGTCTTTCCATGTTTTGATTATTTACATCAAAATCTATTAATCCTGGGTACGCAAAATCATCAATAAATTCTTGGTCTTCATCATTATTTCTATAATATTGGTATTGTCCGTCAGCGTTAGTTTTTGACATTTCTTGATGTGGGAAAGCTGGACTTTCATTACCTTCAAAAGTTTCGTACTCTTTGAATTTTTTGTCGGTTTCTTTCATCGCTGCGTCATTTTCTTTTTTAGATTTTTTAACAGCCTTTTCATAAGTGTCGTAACCTGGATGTCTTTTTACATTCTTAGCTTCTTCTAATTTATTTTTTAATTTTTTACTTACTAGTTTTTTAATTGTGTCTGTAGTTGTTTCATTTACTTCTTTTTTAGTGTCTATCACTTCTTCTGTTGGTTTGATAACGTCTTTAATCATACCATCAATAGTATTTTCCAACACCATTTTTTCTGCCATCTCATTAGCAACTGCTTTTAAAGATTCCTCAATAACAGATTCCATTGTTTCATTCCCTACTTCATTAGTTCTTCCTTTTCTGAAGTTTTTTCTATCTTCTTCTATTTCCATAGCTTTCATTTCTACCCCTTTATTATCTCTAGCTAATGTATGGTTTTCACCAATTCTTTTAACTGCTTTACTGATTATTTTATCTAAATCCGGACTTTGTGCTAATATTGACATAATTTCTTTTTATTATAAATATCTATTTATTCGTATTTTCCACCAACATTTGACCCCATAGTATATATTTGTCCTATTGGTGTGTTCATTTTACCTGTCCCAACTAAACTAGTTATAGGAGATTTATAGATACTTCTTCTTATAATCTCTTCTATTTCTTTCTTAACTAGTTCTTTTATGTAAGTTTTATCTTTACCTGTTTTTTTTGCTACTTCAGTTATCGCAGCTTTAACCATTTTATTATCTGTTAATTCTAAAGCGTTAATATCACCCTGATTACAATAAGGGAAAGTACTACATTTTTTCTTTACTTTTACAAATTTTCCTCCTGGCCATTGTGTTTTTGCTTTTCCTCTCCAGTTTTTTTCATCTTTTGCCCACATTTGTGGTGTGACATATGCACCAGAACTTGCAGCTGTAGTTGCTTCATCAAATTCTTCTTGTTTCTTCTTTTTTTTCTTTTTCTCCCCAGCAAATCTAGGGTCAAATCCCATAGGTGCCACAAAAGCTCCAGCACTTGCTGCGGTAGTCGCTTCATCCATTTCTTTTTCTTTGGTTTTACTCCATTCCTCATGAGTCATTTCTGGATGAATCTTTTCACAATCATGGTCTTCATCTAAAATAGCTTTATAACCCATAGGGTCTTTACTTATTGCTTTTTTTAATGCTTTTTCAAAGTTATTTTTTATCCCCATTATTTTACTCTTTTAATTTCTGATTGCCACATACTACGTCTAAACCAGAATGTTTTATATAATTCTAACATTACCTTACTAACTATATCTACGATTTCTGCCCTAGTATTTCTCCCTTTTTTAATTTCATCCGCTACAACTTTTTGTACCTCGTTTTTAAACTGGGGTTTATTCATGAAATCTTTTATCTCTTTACGAGCGATTCTTTCGATTTCTCTTTTATCTGTGTTAGTTAATGCCATATACTATAAATACTACTTAACGTTGGATACGACCCAAGAAGCAGTAACAATTGTTGCAGCACCTAAAAAGAAGTGAACTACAGGTTTATTATACCATTTAGGTTGTAATTCTTTTGTTAAATCTATATATAAATCTATTCTTTGATTTAAGAGGTTTGTTTTCTCACCCATAAAAGCTATATGTAAACTGTCTTGGGTGTGTAATGTTTTGTAATTTACTAGTTGTGTTTTAAGTAACTTAATTTCTAATTTCTGTAAACTATCAGTTTGTTCATAAACCTGGAATAAGGAGTCCATTTCAATTACTTCTTTTTCTGTAAAAGTGTGAGTTTGTGATAGTACCCATACTGGAGTAAACAATAGTAGTATTATTATTAGTTTTTTCATTTTTTAAGTCTATTTTTTAAGGAATTAGTTGCCTGTTTTCCTGTTTTCTTTTTAACTACCGGTTTTTTAGTTTTAAGTTCTTTGAGTTCTTTATCTGTATCCGCAATCTTTTTCTTTGTCTTCTTCTTTTTCTTTTTTACATTCTCTATTTTTTTATCAACTTCTTTGGTTTTCTTCTCGTTAGATTTAATATTTCTTTTAATCTTTTTAACTTTTTTACTGCTGTTAGCGTTCATGAACCAAACAAACCCTATAAAGAATCCAATGATACCAACTATAAATTTCCATGATTTTTTTAAAAATTCCATATTACTCGTTTTCTTCCTCCATCTTTTTAGTTGATTTTCTATCAGCTAATACAGCTGCCCATTTTGCAGAAAAAATCTGATAATAATCTTTTAACTTATTAAGCATCTCTAATGCTTCACTATCTATTTTAACCATACTTCCAGTTATATAAACACCATTTTCTTCACCTACACTGTAAAAAAATTCAGTATCAAACTTAACTAAAACACCAGACCACTCTACGTTATTATCATATATATTTAAAGCGTTATAGTCTACTAAATCAGAAACTTGTTCTATGAAGTCGTCCATAGTTTCTTGGTAGGTATTTTTTTCTTCGTCCGTTAAAGTTATGTCTGAAGTGGTGTATCCATGAACAATAATTTTTCCACTAGATACGTCATATTCTTTGGTTTTTTCTTCTTCCCTATCTAAAGTAATATCTTCAATATCTGTGACTTGTTCAGTTAACCTTCTAGATTTGTTTAATAAAGATTTCATTTCGTCGTATCTATTATTAGTATACTCGGTATAATCTTTTATGTTATTTATTTTTTTCATAATATTTCAAAATTAAATGATGGGTTTATGTCTGTCCAATATTCATTATAATTACTTCTAGATACTATACCTTTAAAATTTTCTATACCATCAACTAAAACGTTGTGACCTATAAATTCATTAGGTATATTTTTATTTTTACATATTTTATCTATTAGTTTTTTAGTTGTTTCTATTTGTTTATCAGTATATTTATCCCAAAACAGTTTATTTCTCCATTTTTTAGAGAATGTTTTACTACTATAAATATCCCCCAACCAATCAACATACTTACCGTCAGTACTTCTTCTTTTTAACCAACCCCTATTTTCTAAACACACTACAATAACACCCTCGTTTCTATAACCAAATAGATAGTGTTTAGAGACATCTTTGTCCGTTGGTTTATGAATTTCACCTTTTTTATCTATTATATAATTTGGTATTTTTTCGTATTTACCGTTATTTCTAAATTTTAGTCCCTTTAAGTAATTTTTAATGTCTCTATTAGTATTACATAACAGTATTTGATTTATCTTATCTTCCCTTATATCTAAGTGTTTTGTTGTCATCTTCCTGTTCTTTTTTACTAATATTAAGTGCTTCTGCTAATTTTTCAAGTTCTTTTTCAGTAGGATTTATTGGTTTTACTTCTTCAATTATTTCATTTTTACCTACTTCTTTACTTAAAGCTATTAGTTCTTCTTCTTCTAAATCATCATTAGTTTTAATAACCCTCACATCTTTTTTACTGTCTACTATTAAAGTTTGTGTGGTGTCTGTTAATCTATCTAATGGGATATCTGTCTCGTCGTAATGTAAACCATCATTACCGTTTTGACCTATGATATTCATTCTTTGTTCATCTATATCCATCTGTTTTTCTTCTGATGTATAATTTATATAATTTTCTAAGTCTTCAAAGTATTGGTCATCTATAACTTCCTGTTCAAATAGTTCTTCCTCTTTAGTTTCATCTTTTTTATCTTGTCTTGCAAAAGCTTCTGACACTTCTTCCATAGTATATGGTGTATCAAATTCTAAACCGTCTGGTTTTGACATTTTTACATCTTTAGGGTCAATCCCACTGGTTTGGACTATGAATTCTTCTTTTTTTGGTTTTATTTGTGCAAATGCGAAATTCGCTGCTACGACTAATGCGATTGCTAGTGGGTCAAATACAAATATAATTAATAATAAAAACCAATTAACTACCTCATTCATTGGTTTACCGGTAGTTTCCGCTAAGTATTTTAAAGGTCCTAATTCTCTTTCAGCTTCGTTACTAACTTCTTTATCTAACAATAATACATCAGTTGAATTTATAGAGTCAAGAACAGCTTCTAATTTTATGTTAATCTCATCTCTATCTTTTATTGTGTTTTCTAATTCTTTTTGTAAAGCTCGTCTTGTAGAACTAGAAGTTGTTGTAATTACCTGTTCAGCCTCTTTATCATAATACGATACTGAACTTGGGTTTGATAGGGATATTCTTAGTTCTGAGATTGATTGGTTTAATTGTGTTTTTTCGAGTGTTAAGTCCGTTTTTTGTTCTTCAAATCTAATTTGTTTTTGGTTTATTATTGCTAAAGATTTGTCTAATAACTCAGATTTAGTTGCTGTTTCTTGATATGCTCCAGATAGGAATCCATATATACCACCACTAGTAATTAAGATAAGTATAAAACAGGCTAATGAAAGATATATTTTTAAAGCTCTGTTAATTGTGTCCCAATATTGATATAAGAGTGAAGCTACTACAAGTTTTGCGAATTCTAGTGAACCTGCCATTATTATTACTTGGGTGGAAGCTCCGGCGAATAGTTTACTTAATCCAAACACTGAATAGAAGGCTGCTGAACCAGATACTGCCAATGCAGATAACGCAATTAATAACGGAAAAAGTCTTTTTTTCATTTTTATCTTTATTGATAAATATTAATCACCCAGGTATTCTAACAGTTGGTAGCTGTCATTTCTTAATTTTCTTAATACTTTTTCTTTTATTTGTCTTACTCTTTCTTTAGTTAGACTTAGTCCGTCCCCAATTTCTTGTAGGGTCATCGGTGTACCACATAGACCATAATAGTCTATAATAATGTTTCTTTCTCTTTCATCTAGACTAGACATTAATTTATAAAGTTCATCTTTTAAATTAACTTCATCTGCAAAAATATCTTCAGGATTTTCAGCATCTGGATTAACTAATATATCTATGAGAGTATCACCTTCTTCATTTATTGGTCGGTCATAGTTAATTGTTACTGGTAACATAGCAAGTTTACTGTTCCACTTTTCTATTTCCTGACTAATTTTTTTCTTTTCTCTTTGTAGTTCTTGAATTATGTTCACCGGTAGTCTTATAGTCCTAGCGTTTTCGTTTAGACATTGTAGTATAGATTGTTTAACCCACCAGACAGCGTAAGAAATAAACCTAAAACCTTTATCCCAATCAAAGTTTTTTATCGCTTTAAGTAAACCATAATTACCTTCTGCAATTAAATCAGAAAGTTCAACCCCTTGTCCTTGATAGTCTTTCGCTACACTAATAACAAATCTAAGGTTTCCCTCTAGTAATTCTAAATGTACTTCTTCTCTTTTTTCTATCGGGGTATTCTTATCTAACATTATTTTAGCTAATTCTTTTTCTCTAGCTGGTGTTAGTACTTTTCTTTTTCTCACATCTTTTAAGTAATGTGATATTTCTGCCTGATTTATAAATGTATTTTTTGCCATTATATTAATTTTTATTAGTTACTATACTATAGTACAATAAGCGTACCATTTAATATTAACTGACTTTTTGTCAGATATATTATATGTGTACAAATATAAAAAATTAATTTGTGGCCAACAAGGATTTGTTGGTTTATTTTATATGCAGTAATTTTTTTGTATTAATTCTAAAGCCTCTTCTGCTGTTTCATAACCTGCACCAGCACTAAATATTTCTTGATTCCCATCAACATCTTCTATTATCATTACTGGAGTATTACTAACTTTATCTGGATGTTTGTCAGCTAAATCATGAAATTCCCATCTATTAGCAGCATTTTCTTGATTAACCGTATAGTCAGGTGGTATTTGTGCTGTAATACATTTATTTTGGTATTTAATAAGATTGTTGTCGAATAATTGTTGTATTTCTTGACATGAAGGACAAACAGCTTCTGTCATTAAAGTTATTTTATATTTACTAGTATCTAATTTCATTTTTTTTACTTGTTAAATTTATTTAAAAATTCTTTTTCTTCTATAGTTAAACTATCGATTCCCTCTTCTATTATTTTATCCAAAAGTCCGTCAATGGTCATTGGAATTAACTTTGTTTTTTTAAAATTACTAATATTTTTACTTTTGTCAATGTCTTTCTTCAACTTTTTTACTCTGTCGTTAACTATTGATTGTAACTGTTGAGTTAGTATCTCAGCAATTTTAGGGTCTATGTTTTTATATTTTGGTTTTGCCTTTCCAAACAAATGATTTTTTAAATTTTCGTCCATTCTATAAGCTAGTTTTCTAGGTTTAGGCATTAGAAATAGAGTATTTATAAATGGTGAAAGAAATTCTTTTAGTATTTCATCTATTTCTTCAAAAGACAATCTAGATTTTACACACATTATTATTACATGGTCTCCGGTAATAAAAGTAAATTCTTCTTCAGTAACTATAGTCTCCATAACATCTCTAATATTATTAACTACTTCAGAATTTTTTTCAATCATACTCCAATTACCGAACATAAATAAAAGGTATTGTTTAACTCTTGGTCCCATACTTATAAATATTTATTTTAATTTAGAAATATTACTTTCTTTAGTGATTGTTATTATATTATCGGACCACTCTCTTACTAAAGGATTATGTGTGATTAAAAATATATTTTCAAAATAATCTTTAACTCTACTAAAAAATGTACCTACCTGGTCAAGATTTTCATTACTTACCTTACCCAATACTTCATCAAATACAGTTATGTTTGGTCGTGGTAGACAAGATACCTTAGTCAATACCGTTCTAATAGCAAGAGATGCTAGTGTTTTTTCAAAACCACTCCCAGTAACTAATAATTTTTCTACGCCAGTATTATTATCTACCATCCAAAACTCTACTTCATTTTTATCACTAACCCTTATTTCAACCATAAAATTAGTTACGTCGGATAATAACCTCATTAATTCACTATTAAGTTTTGGTACGACACTTTTAACTATTGTTTTTATTATCCCATTCTTACCAAATACAGTTAAATAAGCTCTAAAAATTTCTTCAACTTCATTTTCTTTTTTAATTTTACTTATCTTAGTATTATGTTCTACTATAGTGTCTTCTGCTACTTTTATCCCACTAATATTACTTTCTATATCTCTTATTAAAGAATCCTTATTTGTTTTTAATACATCTATGGTGGAGTTAGTGGTTAATATTTTTTTATCTATTTCCGCATTTTCTTCAAGTTTATTTTTATTACTTTCCCATTCTTCTAATTTATTTCTTAACTCCCTTATATCTAATTCTTTTTTATTTATCTCTAATACTAATCTTTCTTTTTTTAACATTTCTTTCTCGTACTCATCAAAAATTGTTTTTTTGGTGGTGAGCTTATCTACATCTTCATTTAAGTTAGTTAGTTTTATTTCTTCCTTATTTATTGTAGTGGTTAGTTGATTTACTTCTTTTTTTAAGGATTCAATCTCATCTGTATGGTCTACATCTTTTAAAGGTTGTTTACAAGTAGGGCATATTTCTGCCTCTATTAAATTTTTTAATGTTTTATTTAAATTTTTTAAATTAGTTGTATTTTGTATCTTTTTATGTAAGGTGTTATCCCTTTCTTTTGTCTTATGACTTAAAATTTCTAAGTCTATCTCTTCTGGAATTTCTTTGTCCCCATAAGCTTTTAATTTTAAATCTAAACTTAATAAAGTTAAATTATTTTCATCTAAATTTTCTTTTAATAACCTAGGATTTACCTTCTCTATTTCACTATCTATATCAATAAATTTTTTACTTATTAATTCATCCCTATTTTTATTGTTCTTTAACAGTTCAACCTCTACTTTTTTTAGATTTTTTTCATTCTCTATGTTATTTTGTGTTAAGGTATTTTTTGTTTCCTCTTCTTTTTTAATACCTTGTTTTAAATCTTCAATATTATAAACATTAGATATTAATTTTTTTGACCAAGCGGAATACATTTCTTTACATGTTTTTTCTTTGTCTTTTAAAACTTCTAGACCTATAAATCTACTTAAAACATTACCTCTTTCTGTAGGTTTTGACTCTATAAGTGATTCTAGATTACCAGCAGTAGATAAAACTGTTAGTAAAAAATCATTCATAGTACCAATAGATTCCTTTATAAACTTTTCCGTTTCTCTTCTTTGTTCTCCTGTAAAATTTTGTAATGAACCGTCTTTTTTTCTTTCTAAAAACTCTAAACTAGTACTAACAGACCAATCCCCTTTTTTTGTCTTTCTTCTTTTAATTTTTCTAACTATAATATAATCTTTCCCATCTATTTCAACTTCTCCTTGAACGAAAACTTCATTACTTTTTCTAAATCTATTAAAAATATCGATTGCTTTAGTAGTTTTAGTTGTGGTATTAAAGAATAAGAATAGTATTAGGTCTACAGCTAAAACGGATTTACCTCCAAAATTGGGTGGGTTAGAGTCTATGACGGTAATGCCTCCTAGTTTTTCCACATTTAGTGTGTTATTATCCCCAAATGATAAGAAATTGGAAAATTTTATATTTTTAATATATACTCTTTTGTATTTGGTGTCCATTTCGACTTCATCCGCAATTTTTGCGTTTACCTTATCATCTAATCTTTTCAACAAATCTATATCCACTCTCATATCATTTGCCATAACAAATTGTGACATGAGATTCCTTTGATATGTGGTGTCCATTACATTTTGTTCTAGGTCTATATCTAGTTCGTTTCCTGACTTTCTATCAATAGCTCTAGTAAGGACTGTTACATTCTTAGAATTGTATTTGTTTTGAAAGTAACTTCTAACTCTTTTAATTCTTTCTTGTGTAAAATTTTCTGGTATGTCGTCCCATGTAACCTTAATGAAAGGATTTTCTAACTTATCTATTTCCATGTCTTAAATATCGTATATTTATTAGTATAAATCAATATGAAGTGAAAATTAGAATAACCGAAAATCAGTACACTAAATTAGTTAAGGAACAGAGGTTTAATATAAAAAATCTTCCTGACCCACTTAAAAAAATAGCGGAAGCTGTTATCAGTAGATTAACTAAACCTAGTCCTAATGATTATAAAATATTACGTGAGTTATCTAGAAGTAAATTAGAAAAAGTTTTAAGTTACATTCCTTCCAAATATAAAGATAATAATGATGCTCCAACATTGTACCCAATACCCACTTTACCAAAAAAAATTAATAGTTGTTATGGGTATAGAACTGCTACTGGTACTAATAGATTACACAGTGGTGTGGATTTGGATACTACTGGTTTAAGAAATGACCAACCTCTTATATCTGCATGTGCGGGTATTGTTAGTAAAGCTAGTGATGATGGTGGTGATTGTGGTGGTTTTATAAAAGTTGATTGTAATAATGGGGATGCTGTTGGTTATTGCCATATGAAAGTTGTTAATGAAAAGTTGTATGGTTTAAAAATACCTAAAGGTTTTCCTGTTGGGGTTTCTGGTGGTGGTGAAGGTGACCCAGGTGCTGGTAATTCTATGGGTCCTCACTTACATTACATTATTTGGAAGGGTGGTAAAAAAGTTAACCCTATAAATGTGATGGCTGGTGGACATACTATTCCTGCTGGTGGTAGTGAAAATAGAAAGGGTAAGTATTGTGACCCTAACGCTAGATAGTTTTAAAATAATCTTTAAAAATTTTTCCTTTATATTTTTCTAGTTTACTATAAAGTTCCCCATCTTTTTGTTGTTTAATGTCTTCCATTAATACATCTATATCATTTTGTGTTTTAGGCATTAGACCAACTAAAATTTCTGTAGGTACTTTGGTTGGTACTGTTTTCCAATACCTACAAAGTTGTATATATCCTAGGTTAACACCTATATTTTTTGTTATTTTTAAATTAGTTGAAAATTTTAGAATAGTAAGTATGGTTATTAGTAGTGGGTTTTTAATTACTTCTTTTATTTTTACCTTAATGTGTCCCATTGTTTTTCTTTTAAACTCATTAAATTCTTTTCTGGTTAGCATTTTAACAAAAGTATCTTGAGTATCTTTAAACTCTGTTGGTGATGATAAGTATTTTTTTTGTAGAAGAATAGTAGACATTCCGTTGAAGTGGTTGTATTGTACTGGTACTTTTTTTATTTGCTTTCCTAGATTTAGTATCTTTGTAGAAAACATTACATCCTCAAATCCCCAATAATAACTTTCATCATACCCATCTATTTCTAAAAATTTTTCTCTTTCTAAAACTACTGGTACTTCTTTTAGATATTTTTTTTGTTTTATAATTTGTAGTGGTTCAATATCTGTATGTAACTCAGGACCCACCATATATACTTTTTCAGTTAATTGATTTGTTAGTTTTTTAACCCAATTATTATCTAGTATTTCACAATCATCATGAAAAAGTGCAACGTACTTACTTTGTGAATTTATTACGCCCGTATTAAAAGCTTTGGGTAAATGATTGGGTAAAGATTTTATTACATTTATTCTTTTATTTACCACATTTATATAACCTTCATCTAATAAAATATCTTTAACGTTTTGGTCTGGACTATTATCCACAACTATTAACTCAATCTGCCAACCTATATGGTCAGTTGTACTCATAATACTGGATAAAGTTCTTTCAGTTAAAAACTTATTATTTAATCCATTTGTAATTACTACACAAGAAATACTATTATTTACCATCCACCTTTTATTGCTTTAACAATATATTCTTTATCCTCTTTACTTAACCACCATCCAACTGGTATACAAATCATTTCATTAACTAACTTATCTAAGTTTGGTAAATTTCTTTTATATTTTTCTACACACGAGTGTTTGTCATTACGTTCATGTATTCTACTAACCATTATACCTTTTGATTCCATCATGTCCATAAATTTTTTTTGATTTTTAACCCTGATTGTATAAATCCAATAAGAACATTCGTTTTCACTTTTTATTAATTTAAGATTTTTTAAACCCCTTAATTCTTTATTATAGTAAAGAGCATTTTGTTTGTGTTTTTCTAAAATACTTTCTATGTGTTTAAAATTACACAATCCTATGGTCGCAGAAATATCATTCATATGAAATTTAAATCCCCATTCAGGTATATCATTTTCACATCTAAAATCTTTCCTATTATCCTCCCTATCAATACCATACCACCTTAAAAGTTTTGCTCTTTTATAGTATCTATTATTTGGTAGAATTAAACACCCCCCGTCAACTGTTGTAAGGTGTTTAATAGCTTGAAAACTATAAATAGTGAATGTATCGTGTTTGGTGTTTCCTAATTTTTTACCTTTATACTCGGAACCAAATCCATGAGCTCCGTCTTGGATTATTACGGGTCTAAATCCGTATTTATTTTTACATTTTTGTTGTATTTTTTCTACTCTATCTAAGTCTATGGAGTTACCACCCCAATGTACTAACATGATGATTTTGGTTTTTTCTGATATCTGTTTTTCTAAATCATCTAAACACATGTTACAAGTTTCTGGATTAACATCAACCCATTTTATATTTAAATTATTGGCTAGTATAGGCCAGTTAGTAGCCGTACATGTAAGGGGACAACTGAGTACTTCGTCACCATCTTCTAAACCAGGCCACTCACCTAGTTGAGGTGCATAATCAGATGAAGATTCTATGGTGTTTGTTGGGTTTTTTAATAAATGTAAAGTTAGGTGTAAAGCTGAAGTAGCTGAATTTAATGTAACAAGATTATTACTACCAAAATAGTTTTTTAATTTATCTTCAAACTTTTTTACCTGTGGTCCTTCACCCACAAAACCGGACATTAGTATTTTACCTACTTCAGTAGGTGCCTCCTCTGACATAAAAACTTTAAATAGGGGTATTTGGGTTTTATCCATAATTTAAATATAAAATATTATGGATAATAAATCAAATTAAACTACTCCTGGTCCGTTGTCTTCGTCTTTGGGTCTATTTTCTTCAAACCACTCTACCATCGCATTAATTGCCCATACTGAACCACTAGCTAACATACCATCAAAAAATATACTAGTGTAAGGGATAAACGTCATGCTTTCTGTTGGGGAGTAGAACGTTAATGAGAAAAAGAATCCTACCCATGTAGATGTACACATCATACATCCAAGTAACTCACCAAAAAAAGTTGATTTTTTTGTTATCCATTCTCTTGTGGTGTCAAATATACTACCAAATACTAATATTTGGGACATTCCGTAAGCTGCTAAAATCCATATAAGTGTTTCCATAATTTAATCTAAGTATGTGTCGTTTAAGTTAGATGTTCTCATGTATTTTGTCCTTCTATTTACTGTAACGTTTTTAAAGTGTTCCAATACATCATCTTGTTCTTTTATTTTATTTTTTTGTTCGTTGATAGTGGTTTTTGACTCCACTAGTTCTAATTTTATTTTTTCTAACTCTTCTATCAAATGAGTGTCTTTAACCTCTTTTGTTATTATCTTTTCTACTATCACCTCTTTCTCTACCGGTATCTCTTTTATAACCTCTTTTATAATTTCTTTTTCTACAGGTACTTCTTGTATCTGAGATTTTGGTAAAAAAGGTGCAACACCGTATTTATCTAAAGTTAGTCCATCCTTTGCACATTTAACAATAAAATCTGATATATTGTCTATCTCATTTAATTTACAATATTCATCAAATTCTTTTTTTAATGTTTTATTTATTTCAATCATTAGTTAAAATTTCTTTTTCTTTTTCTATATCCCCAATGTCTCTTATCTTAAAATTAAGATATGGTTGGTTATTATCAAGTGTAAAAAATTTATATTTTTCTGTGTTAACGTTGTAAACTCCATATCCATGATTTTTTATACTTTCACCGAAATTTTGTATTATAGTGGAACCAACCATATATGCTTTTTTACCCCTAGGAATTTTAAATGTTTGTCTTTTGTGTATATCACCAGCAAAAACAACATCACACCCATCAAATCTATCAACACTAAATCCATCGTCAAATACAAATCCGAAGTCATTTGAAGCTCCTTCTATCGGTCCGTGAAATAAACCTATTTTATATTTATCCGTATCTTCAGGTATGTCCGGACTTACATTATGACTAGTAAGTGAGTAAACACACCATAAAATATTATCATCTACGTAGCAACCTTTATCTTTATAGTAAACAATGTTGGGGTTATCTAAACTTTCTACCACTGGTGATATAGCGTCCATCCTATCCATATTATTTTCTAAAAAGTCATGGTTTCCTATAATATAAACACACTTGCAAATTTTTGCTGTTTCTGTCATCACCCAAGACATTAAATTTATTAACTCTGGTGTCATTTGATTTTTTGAGTGTACGAAATCTCCGGTAAACACAATTCTGTCTGGTTTTAGTTCTGTCCATTCCTCAATAGCCTTTTCTAAAACTTTTTTATCTCTTTTGTGTTGTTTGTAGAGTTTTAAGTGTAAATCAGAATAATGTATTATTTTATTTATCATTATCTACTTTTTATTTTATCTATTAATTCTGGAAAACTAATATTTACGTCATTATATAGTTTTTCAAAAATTAATCTTAGTAAAATTGTTATACCACCTATAATTAACAACCCAAGTAAGTGAGTAGTAACAACATGATAAGTATAAATAATAATAATGAGTAATAATATTATCCTTCTATAGTTGTAATAAATTGTCATTATGCCTTGATACAGTAGTTTTGCGTTATCGTGTAACCACCCTAATCTTTTTTTAGGGTGTGTGTCTGTTAGTGCTCTAGAACTTATATCTGTAGTGAACATCATAAAAAAGTAACAGGTAACAGAAACTAGGATTACATCTAAAAACATATACCAAAGAAAAAATATTATAGAGGGTATCAATATTATTGGTAGTTTACTGGTTCCATCCCATAGTTCACCCCAAGTAGTTTCTATTTCTCTTTTTGCATCAGGTGCATTAACACTTAACATTACCGTAATTTCATGCTCATTACCGTATAGTTCTTTTAGAATTCTTAAACGATGATTACCATCTCTAGCTCTATATGGGTGGTCTTTATTTCCTTTTTCTTGAAAGATTAGGATATACCCATATTTTTCGGGATTATACCCATTTTCAACTATACTATTTTTTATTTTTCTGAGTCTTCTTTTTTGAAAAAAGTCTAGTAATAGAATTACACTTAATATTTTTAAAATGTTTTTAACATAACTTGGTCTTAGGTCGTGACTCCAGGAGTCTTTGATTTGCCCAATTTTTACTTTTTTAAGTTCATCATATTGTATTAGTTTAGCTATTTCTGCCATTAGTTCATTATTTTTAATATTTCATCTCTAAAATCATAACATTTAATAATTTTATAAGTATCATTATTCTCATTAAACCACACGATATAACTGTCACCTAAATCTAGTTTTGTATTTCTTTCAACTATTAATTTATAAAAAGATAATTGTAGTGAATATGTATTTAATTCACAAACATCTAAATGACTTAAAGGTTCCTTAAATTGTTGCCATTTATTATTCTCTTTTATAGCTTTATTGGTTTTCCAATCCCAAATTTCTAATTTTTGTGATTTTTCGTTATAGAATAGTTGGTCAATCATTCCTGTAACACCCCAATCTTTGTCTCCAACCACAACCTCTGCTCGTACTGGTATTAATTTACCAAAAGATTTATTGTAAAAATCATCAAACATTTTTTTTAATTTATTTACAGCTTCTTTACATTCTAACATATTTTCTTTACTACCTAAAGCTTCTGTTATTCTGTGTTCTGGAAATGGAAATAATTTATTCGTTAAAAAATTTTCAGCGTATTCGTGAAAAGCTGAACCTTTTTCACATGAAAAATCAGCTTTATATTTCCATTCTTTTAAGATTTCTTCTTTTGTTATACCTCTTTCGTCTGCCTTTTTTTGTGACCAGTAATCTTTATCAAATGGGTGTTTATATTTTCCTATTATTGACGTTACAGATTTTGTTCTTACTCCATCTAAATAATAGATGTGTTCCTTATCATGAAACTTTATATTATTAAATTTTGCTAATTCTCTTGTTATTTTCATATTATAATAATTTTATTTCTTTGAGTCCTTTTAACCCACCTAATTCACCAACATCTTTATCTAAAGGTAATCTAATTAACCTAATTCTACCATTTAGTTTACCACCATCTAGTTTTCTATATAAATTTTGTGCGTCTTTCCAAGCATCACCATCTAAACAAATTATAATATTCTTTTTTGCGTTATCATATAATTTATTCCATAGTTTGTCACTAACACTTTTCCCTAAAACGGGAATAGCGTTTGGGACAAAAAACATATCAAAGACACCTTCTACTAAATATATATTTTCTTCCCAATTAATTAAGTGTTCGTTAAATATTATTTTATCTTTTTCGGCTTCAGGGTTTTTGTATTTATTTTTATGTCCAACATAGGAACGTGAAACAAAGTAGTTGATTTCTTCATTTTCATCAAAAGATGGTACTATTATCCTACCACTATAGGGACCTTCTGTAGTATAACCTATAGAATATTTAGAAATTACCTCATCATTTATATTTCTTTTTCTTAAATAATTATACGCTTCTTTATATGGTATTGTGAGTTTATTACCTTTACTAAATGAAATATAGTGTTTTGGTAATTTTACATCTTCGTACTTTCTTTTTTTTGTTTTTATGAAGTCACCACCTATTAACTCCCAAGTTGACTTATGTCTCCTATCACCCCACTTTAAAAATAATTTGTTTAGAGAACCATGAGTGCCGTATGTTTCAGAACAAGCCCAACATTTATAGACTCCTTGTTGGTAGTTTACTTCAAAGTTTCCTTTACCGTCACCTTTATCTAATCCTTTAATATCGTAAGAACATACTGGACAATCAAAAGATATTTGTCCCTTATTAGGATAATGTGAATTTATTTCCCCTAAAACATCCTGTAATAATTCTAATAATAGTGGTGAATCTTCCATATGATAAATGTATGGAATTTTTTATAAGGAATCAATTACCATAGATTATTTTGATTCATATGACCTAACACACAAGTATATGCGTCACACATATCAAAATTTTCTTTTTTAAGTGTATTATTTCTAGTATAAGCCCATGTTAAATGTGGTTCTTTGTTAGATACCTTTTGCCAGATAATATGTTTTTTATCACACCCTACTTCATATTTACCAAATAATACTTTTCTACCTTTTATATTTTCAGCTACTAATTCTGGAAAAGCAAATTTTCTAGAGTTGTAGGTTGATATGAATGAAGGGATAATACCTAATACATTATATATAGTTCTAGTTATAAAAGAATTGTACCTCATTAATGTAGCTACCGTTCTAATATTATTAGAGTTTATAAGTGGTTCTTCTATAATAACTTTAGTTATACCAATATTTTTATAGTCTATTAATTTGTCATGAAATTGGTCGGCTTTTACTAACATTTCTTCTATTTTATCTTCTCTTTTAGGTTTGACTTTGGGTGAGAAGTGTGTTAGTTCTAGTAGTTCTTGTTTTTGTATGTCAAAAAGTGCCCATCCTATAGTTTTGGTTGATATATCTAAACCTAATACTTTAGGGGTGTTTCCTATATTATTCATCCGTAATCTTTTTTATTTTATATAATACTATAAAATAATATTAGAAAGTAAGTACTAGTTGTAGGTTTACGGGTGTGTTTTTTGCTTTTTCTATAGGTCTGTCTGGTATAGCAACAGCTATTAGTCGGTTTGAGGAGTCGTATAGTCCTATTTCTGTTATATAAGAAGAACTTACATCTGATAGGTCCCATATGTTATGTACGTCACCAAATGGAGTTTGGAATTGTATTCCTGTATCGTCACCTCCCGCACCATAATAAGGTGTTTCTGCTGGTGAAGCTGTTTGATTTTCTGTAACATAAAATTCACCTGCCGCAGCAACAATATCCACCACTATTCTATATTCTTTTTCAAAAGAATAAAAAGTACAATTTGCAGAACTAGAACCAGTAAAATATATCTGAGTAGCTGCAGATGCAAATGACATTGTATTCGCATTAGGGTTTCCCTTATGGAATGGATACGCTAAAGTACCTCCAGTAGAAGCTCCACTATAATTAAAATTAGCAACAATACCTGGGTCCGTTATAACAGCAAATCCTTTATCTAGATAAGCTATACCTACTGGACGGTCTTGTACTTGTGCATAAGCTTTAGGTGTTTTAGATGATGAGACTGTTTCTGTAAATCTAAAATTATCTACACCAGCGTTAGGATATCCTGTTGGTGTGGTTCCTGAAACCCACCCACTTGACCAGCTTGTTATATTAGTGTTAGATGCTGATAAGGAGGGTCCCAGTATTTCATCACAAAACAAAAAGGCTACATTAGTTGATGGTAGTCCTGGATTACCAACTATGTTACCAGATATTTTTGGGTTACCAAAAAATTCACCCTCATCAGAATTATCGGATGAGGTTGGCATTGGATTGTAGTAAGAACTATACAACTCATAATTCCCTTCTGCTCCAGGATTTCCTTTAGGTACTAATAGTTTTAATGTTCTACCATCTATTAACACCCCATATTCACTTTTTGGAATTTCAGCTACTATTGCTTGTGCTTGTGAAAGTCCACTAAAACCTGTATTTGCCCAAGTTGATAGGAATGAATTTGTTGCCCCACTATTTGCTGGCATATTAAAGGAAGAGTATAGATTAGAAAAAGCTCTACCATTTGAAGGGTTTCTTTGTATTATTGTGAATGGTAAGCTTGACCCACTTATGTAGTTCCATCCAGTACTTGCAGAAGCATTGTAAGGTACTAGAACCGCTTCTATTCTTTTTTCATTTGTTTTTATTTTTTTAAATTTTCCCATTTTAAACCCAACTTTTATAATTATTCGAATTTATAGCTCTATCTAAAACTAAAGATGCTCTACCCGCAAAGTAAAGGGGTACCACATGAAAAGGACTACCTTCAGTTCTACCATTTGCATTGTTTTGAATTCCTGGAAATACTTTATTTGTTGTTAATGACGGACTACTTGTGTAACTAACAAACATGTACTTCCCTTTATCTGGTGGACTAACCACTGAGATATATTTGGATGGTGCAAAAACTGCGTTATATTCACCAGGTGTACCATAATATCTACTGGCCTCACTACTTCTAGATTGGTCGACAAATCTATTTCTAGCACCTCTTATTCTTTGGTTATCTACATATAAAATAGGTTCTTTTCCAACCAAAACACTATTTTCAGTACATTTACTTTCACCCCTATAAAATTCTAAAGCTTTTGTATCCATTTTATTTAATTTATTACTTGTCCGTTTGTAACTTTAAAGAATAGAGCTTTACCCCCACTTGTTTGCCACGGATTTGAACTGTTATGCCCTCTAGGGTCTTCTGAGTATGAACTTCTGTCTGCACCCGCTTCACCATAAAAACGGAATGTTGCGTTATCGTACATTCTATAATAATTTTGTGATGAAACGTTTTTGTAAGCAAAAGATGGTGATAGTGCTGCTTTATTAAATTTAAACCTAACAGTTAATTTACATGGTACTACACCATTTTGTTCTGAAGATTGTACTTCCCAACTTACTGGTACTGAAATATTATATGAAGTTAATCCACTACCACTTAACCCAGCTATATAACCACCACTATAAGTATCAGTTTTCCAATAACTATTATTCTGTCTAGCAATAGTAGTAAATATATTATCCGCCATTTTTGCTTGTCTAGTAAATAATGTGTAATATGGGTCTGTTTCCGCAACAACGTTACCAGCTACTATGCTTAATCCATTATCTTTAGATGGGTATAGTGAGAAGTCTGCTCCACCACTTTTAAGTCCTTGTTCGTTATTATTCCAATTAGCAGTATATTCCATACTACCCATTAATAATCCAAACGTATCTGATGGGTGTGTGGTATAGGTTATACGAATACCTTTATTATTATCTTTATTAATATCTATATATTCACCTTGATTTTGTGTTAATCTTTTTAGTTTTATTGGGTAGTACGTTGGTGAATAATTAGAATTTGTTACGTTAATCACTAACCTTGTAGTTGGTATGGTTATGTTTATATTTTTATAAGCTGGACTACTGAACCCACTTTCAGTTATACTTACTTCTCTTTCCATATCTATAGTACTTACAAATCCTATTAATGGTTCTACTTCATTTGCTAAATCACTTACCCAACCGTTTTGTGTTGAATTCATATTAAATGTTGGGTAAGATTGTCCGTTTTGGTTCCATGTTGACATTCCTCCACAATTTAAATACCCGACATCAAATGCTGCGAATCCAATTCCATATCTCCCCGCACCCCTTAAATATCTTGTACCATTTTCGTCTAATCCAGGAGAAAACACTAAAGAGAATGGTGATGGTAGTTGTAAACCTTTTAAGTTTGTACCCGTAAAATCAATACCAGTATGTTGTCCTCTATTCATAAATGCACCCCCAGCCATTGCAAGTGCATTATAATAACTACTATCCTTTAATGGTACTAATTTTATACCACTTGTTGTAAAATTAGTTCCGTCATATATTTTAACTGAATCTACATAGTCAATATATTGACCTACACCATGTTGTGATAACTCATTTAAGAAGTTAGTATAATCACTATTGTTACGAATATTTAATGTATTTTCAAAATAATTAGTTGTAGCTGTTGAGATTGTTGTTGCTGCTGAAGATAGGATGTCTTTGTGGTCGTCTATGTATTTGGCTGCTAATAATTTACATAAAACATAGTAGTCTGATAAATACACATCTATCTCAACTTCATTTCTATAGTATTTTACTAGGTTATCTGTTCCTCTAACTCCCACTGAAACATATTTTTTATCTCTGGTGAATACTTTATTTGAGGATGGTGTTTGCCATACTGCATTATTTATAGTATACCCATTACTTATAGAGTTCTTATAATTGTTATCTTGTCCTGTTGCATCAGGTATATAACCTAATTGTGCAGAATTGTTAGCGGTGCTACTACTATCACCATGTGCTTGTGTATTTCTATAATCAATGTTACCATCTGAAATAACAAATTTATCAAATAAACTTATAAAACTACCTGTTGATAGCATTAATTGACGACCTTGTTCAGTTAACTGAACTGTCAATGTTGTTGCTGTTTGTGCACTTATATAACCCATATTATTATTCTCTTACTATATAATTATCTCGTTAAACGATTTCTTACCATTATTACACACATTTTAAACAATCACCATTACATGGTGATTCACCACCTAAATGTTTACATAATAAACAATAAACTTCTTTATTTTTACAATAACTTTCTATACTTCTATTATTATACCTTAAACATTCCATAAAAATCATCAAGTCTTTTTTATCTACAATACCGTCACCGTTAAAATCCCCAATTAATTCATTACCTACTTTAGCTTCAGTACCTATTAAATTTAAAAAAACTATTAAATCTTTTATATCCACCATACCATCTCCGTTAAAGTCAGCACAACTCACACAATATGAGGGGTAGAATTCTGTCACGTTGTGACCTACTTCCCAACATGTGTCAAAATTTCCACTAGTTGGGTTTTCTATTTCTTCCGGTTTTTCTGGTTGTTTGTATTTTGCCCAAAGTGTACTAGTATTCGTGGGTCCAACACCTAGGGTTGTATCTAATAAAGATACTACACCTGATTTAATATTAGTTCTTGCTCCTCTAAAAATCGAGGGTAGTGTACCAAAACTTTGTTTAGTACTTGTCGGTTCTCCACCTCTTGCATCTGGTAAATCATAAAAACATGAACCTGTAAAAGCACTTAAACCTGTTTGACCACTACAACTACCACTACCAACAAATCTACGATAATCAATATCAGAATCACCCAAACCAAATTGTGCTATTGCGTCCATTAAACCATTTCCTGTACCAATAACGCTTCTACCATAATCGGAAAGATATAACCTAAATGTGTTACCAGATAATGTATTATTGTAAATCCCTAAATACCCCATTAAAAATCAATAGATATAGTAAATTGCTGAGTACTTGTTCTTTCAACAGGTGACTGCAATTTTGCTATAGCCATTAAGTCTGGGAACCCGTTCTCATTATCATATAAACCAATTTCGGTTAACCTTGGATTGGTGTAACCATTAACGGCTGTATAATCTAACCATGTTGGGTTGGTGGAGGTAACGTATTGATTAGCACCTAACTGTACCACGTGTTTCATTTCGTATATGGTTGCCATAATATCAGTTTCTATACTACCATAAAAGAAATATTCGTCACCAAAATTCAATCCCGCTAAATCACCATTTTGTGGTATAGTGATATAATCATTTAAACTATAATTTGTAGGTGTTGGATTACACGTTGGGTCTGTGTCATTTCCAGTTAGAAAAAATGTTTGATTTATGATGTTAGTTGCGGCTATTTTAGTTCCTACTGTGTGTCCTGGAATGTCACCTGTAATATCTTTCATATTCCAACCATGTGGAGAAACTTTTTGTCCGTTTGGTACTATTTGCCATAATATATGTAATGTGTCCGCTTCCCACCCAGTACCAGTTAGAGCAAAATTATCTCTTAAATAAGGGAATTCTGCACCTAAGGTAATCCCAACATCAAATGCAGTTTCACCTGGTTCTAAAGTTTCATTAACATAATAATTACAATGTAAACCAGTACCCACCCCAGCATTACCAACTGTATTATTTTCAAATAAGTAAGTCATATATAGTGTATCCCCCGGATTTTGTACCGCTCCAAATGTAGCACACGCACCAGTAGGACATCCTGTACCAGCTGGAACTTTTTGGGTTCTAGGTGCTGGTAAAGTCCAACTTCTATTAGATTTATAAGACATAGCTGCTAATAATTCTTCATCATCTATAACAATCATTTTATAGTCTGGGAATACTTTACCTACTCTATTAGGTGTTGCTCCACTACCTATATTGTCATCCCACAAATGATAATATCTTAAACCATCATCATTCATGTTTATGTTTTTACTAGATAACATTAAGTGAGGATTGACTGGAAATACATCTGGGTAAGATTGTGGGTCCACATAAAACGTTTGGCCTAATATGGTTTCATTACCAGCACCAGTTCCTACCCCTGAACCCTGTGAACTCTTTTTATGCCACATTAACCAAGGTAAATGTAATTTAAAGTTTTTAGCTTCTCCAATAGTAGTCATGGTAGTATCTTTCATGGCAAATTTTTCACCATAAAAATCTGTAGTAGAATTATTTGTGTAGTGTATGAAACCAGCACATTTCTGGTCTTCTGGTAAAACCACTCTTGTATTATAAAAAGAATCAAAGTAAAAAGTACCACCAATAACTGAAGGGTGGTAAGTATCAGTAACTTGATTAGTAAAAGATTGTCCATCGTTACTTTCTAAACCAAAGTATTCTTTGGACCCGCAATAACCACTAGAACCATAATTGTCCACCCCTACAAAAACACCATTTGTTGGTGATGCTACTCCCGCTACTTGATGTGTCCAATTTATATTCATATTCCATATTTTAACATCTGAGTTAGATGTATCACAACAATTGTTAAAAGATAATGTATCGTCACACCAACAATTAATAGTACTAGCGGTATTATATATACTAGATAGGGTAGTAGAATTAGCGGATGATGCTGGATAAACTCTAACTCGAGTACATCCAGATTTCATTTGAGTTGTTACCCCACTAAAGTTTGGTATATTTCTATCTATAGTTAGCCATAGTGAAGCATTAGTTTGTGCGGAATTACTATTACCCGCTGTTACTTGATAAAATAAGGTTGTTGAGGCGGCACTATAGTTAAGTTGGGAGCATCCTCCACCAGAAAATTCATAAGTGACAGAAATTAAATCTCCTATTACTGGTGAATATTGTTGTAAAGAACACATAGTTGTTGCTGAGACTAGATGTACTTGATTTGACCCTGTCATGGATGACACACATAATTGCCAGTTTGATGATAGGGTATAAGAACCTCCCGTATTAGCAGTAAAATATGTGTAGGAACCTTGTCCTGCGGCTGTATTATCAGTTGTTCCAGTAAAAAATCCTCTTAGAGTTGCAGTATTATAAACATCGTTTTGTTGGTGTTGTGGTATAGTTGGGCCAAAGGTATCACCACTACTTAATCCACCCACTAATGGGTATTTCACATGACCTTTATTTTTTTCAGGCATAGGGTTTAAGTTCTGTGCATTGTGTTCTGCCTGTAATATAAATAAACCTGGACTTGCTGCTGGTTGTTGTGCGTAACAATCATAGTTAACTTCACTATCACCTATTTGGAAAAGTCCGATGTTTAATTTTCCTTCTGATAGTTTTCTTCTACCGGCATCGGTAAGACGAGCGACTATCGCTCCTTGTGTACTGTTTTTAATTATATAACTCATAGTTTTTTACTTTATACATAAATACATTTTATTTCAAAATGTTTAATATCCACCCCTAAATCCCTCAGCTCCACCTGGACCCGTATCATTACGTGGATTTATACCTGAAGGGGAATAAAATACATTTCTTGTTATTTCAAATGGAACTACATCCGTTTGACTTGTAGAATATACACTTTCACCATTTAATAAAGGATATTGTCTGGTGATACTTACTCTATATTTGTAATTACCTGGTTCTGGTGGTAATAATGTGAAAGAACAATAAACAGCACCTACTTTTTCGGCTGGTATTGTCTTACTTAATTGTTGCACTACATTACCGTCATCATTAAATAATCTAACTCTAACAACATCAATTAATGCTTTATCTTTTAAATAATTTATAGGTATTTGTGGTTCTTTATTCATACTAATACCCGCTAACATGTAAATAGTTTTGTAAAATAACGCAAAAGTATCACCTGATTGATATGTGTCTGTAGAAGACAATAATTGTATTCTTGTGTCACTTACTTTAGTATAACCACTTAAACCTTCTCCTTGAGTAACACCGTTTATAGCTAATGACACGCCCCCAAATGATTGTTTTTCTAAATTAATATAGTAATAACCATTTTCTTCAAATATCATTTCAGTATCTGTTGTACTAACAGTTGCTGGCATTGTAAAAAATTGTGCCCATGAACCTCCCGCAGCATCATAAATAAATTGTAGTTGGTCTCCGTTTTGAACTGTCTCTGGAAAGAACGTGACAGCTCTATTACCTAAAGATAATTTATAGTCACCAGTAGGTAGTATGGTGTGGTAATTAGAAACATCGGTACCTCCAGCGTCAGTTAAAGAATCTACTCCTGTAACACCTGACATTCCTTCTGATACTACAATACCATTAACTGTAACTAGTGGAACACTAGGTCTAGCACTTCTAATTTCGTGTCTATATGTAGCACTACTAAATTGAGGTGTGGTTGGTGACGGCATATTAGTTACCACTGTAGTATCTATCATCATCTGTGGTACAGAAAATGGTAGTCTGAAATCGTCTAATGATAGACTTGGTACTGGTGGGTCTTTTACTAGAGCCATGTAAAAATCTTGACTTGTAGAAACCAATTCTTGTGGTGGGTAAAATGCTGTGTCAATCCACACATCGTTAGGTGATGTTTTATCTTTAAATAAGTAACTTGGTCTTACAATGTATTCCCAACTACTTCCGGTACAGAATCCTGACCATGGAATAAAAGTACTTGCACTTATTATAGTACTTTGACTGGTTTCATCATAATAACTAGGTAAAGTATCAAAAATAGCTTCATAGACTGGTGAAGTTGCGATTCTATCTTCTTCTGTTATGTAAGGATATATTCTAAACTTTGGGTACATATTACCGAATAACATATCGGTATTATTACCTCCGTAATATACTTTTATTTCACCACCACCACCTTGACTTGCATTATAAACTGACAATGCTGGTTTATTACCTATTTGTGTACTTAGTTTGACATTTGGTTTACTTAAACCAACAATACTAACACTAGGTGATGGCATTGTTTGTAAAGACACATTGACTCTTGGATTAACTTTCGGGACATTGGGTTCCGTAGAAGAGTAACTACTAGTATCATTAGTTTGTATTATATTAGTGGTTGTCCCAGTAGTAGCTGTAATAGTTACTGTATTTGCGGGACCTAAACTATTTCCACAGTCTGGTGGTAGAATTTCTTGTTGTGATGGGTTACCTGTAAAAGTAATATGATAGAAACTCAAATTAGGTTGTGAAGCTTGTCCATAACCAATTCTTTTAGAACCTAAAAATTTACATAAATCATATCTTTGTAACCAATCATATTCATCATAAGCAGAAAAAGAGTTTCCAGACCATGTGGTTCTATCTAAAAGATTAAAATTAATGTCGTACCTTGGATTATATCCGTTTGTTTGTCCTATCGCTCTAGTTGCACTCGCACCTGTACCCATTGTTTCAGTAAATTGTATATGAAAGTGTTCTCCTGTAGTACCTGAGCGATTTATTTTAACTCTTACTGCTCCCATAGCTTGCCAAGCTCCGGTTCCTGCACTAAAAGGTGTAAGATAACCATCAAAATTAGCTATGGTGACTTTACCCGCGTTAGGATTTACACTAGTACATGCACCTTGGAAACAATCTCTAAACTGATAACCGTCTCTTTTAAAACCAAAACCACTACTACCCGCGTTGTGACCTATAGAAATTTTTCCTGTTGTACCATTAGCTTGTAAATACAAACTATATGTAAACCCAGATGGTCCATATTTTGCGTCATCATCTCTAAATGCAGCCAAAAATATATAGAGACTATCATTGTCTGAAGTAGCATTAAATGTAGTTTCCCACGAATAATTATTATATGAACATAAACTTAACATACCACCAACACTAGCATTATTAGCTGTAGAACTAGCATAAAATTTACCATTAGTTCCAGCGTCAGGATATATACCACCAAATTGTTCTACTGTACCTCCTCCTGGGTCAATTGTAACATCAATAGGTGAGACGTTAGTTATTGAAAATCCTGATGTTGCTCCTGTTAAATTAGAACTTCTAGGGTTACCTGGTATCCCATAATTTTCACGTGGGTCGTAAGTTATCCAACTTATAACAGCACCATATGTTGGCCAGAGATATTCAAATTTGTTAATCACACTATTGTAATAAAAATACCCTATGTTAGCTGCGGTTCTAGCCATAACAGGACCTACATTATTATCACCCTCTTCTTTAGTTAATGCACTAACACCTAAATACCAATTTTTTCCCAAATCTGTTTTTCTAGTTAAAGTATCACCAGTATAAAACCAAACATAAGGGTTGTCACTATCTATAGTACCATCTGGTAATATTCCTGTTTCATAATATATTTGGGTACCACCTGTAGCAGGACCCCAACCAGACTTAAATGATAGTTGAAAAGGTGCGTTAGGAAGGAAATTTTCCCATGTATTACCAATGACGTTAGGTAGTAACCAACCATAAGATGTACCATTATCATTAAAATTATATGCTGTACAACCACTTTGTGATGGTCGGGTATCAAAATCTATTATTTTTTCTTCCATTACTGTAACAGTATATAGACCATTTTCTATACCACTGAAAGCATGACGTGTATTTCCTGTATTGCCATAATAAATGTCTACTAATTTATTATTTTTTCTTAACTCATATGTATATGTGGGTGTGGTGGTAGTAGAGTCTGATACTGTTATTTCCCCCTTTTTATTTGGGTCTAGTACACAATCATCGTTAGTTAAACTAGCTTCTATACTAGGTACTGTGAAAGCACTAAGGGTTATTGTGGTAGTTGCAGTAGCTCCAGTATAATCTGTTATAGTAGCTACGTAATCATCAGCACATAAATTACTAATATCAAAAGTATCTGCTGTATATAAAGTATTAGTACCTGACCAAGTTACTAGATAAGGTGCACTATTAGTACTAGCAGATATATTGGCTCCTATAATACTTCCATTACAAGAACCACTTAAAGTGTTGGTTATTTTATAACCATTTAATTTCATATTACCTACATACGATATTGACATTATTTATCTCTTTTTTAACATTCTTCTTTTAATGGTATACATCCTCTTTTTTCACACCAATAATAACCTGCTTTACAAACACCGGCTTCTTCTTTTTCTTTTATGGATTCTTTTAGAATCCGTGTTATTTCATCTTTAGATGTTGGTTTACCTTTTACACCTTCTTCTACCACTGCTCTACTATCTATGACTGCTTCAGTTGCTGCTTCCTCTGTTGGACTTACAGGTTCTTTGGGTTTAGATGGGTCGTTAGTATTATCTACTATTTCACACCTAGCGATACATTCATCCAAACTACTGTAAATTCCTCTTGCATCTTGGATACATAATCCACCCTTACAAGTATAGAATATTTCCATATCACTGGTACCTCCTGGACCTTTTACGTCTGCTTTTCCTTCTATTTCTACATCATCATCTTTGTCGTCTGGTTTAGGTTTTCCACCACCAGTTGTAGTTGCGGGGTTAACAATAATAGTTCCTTTTAACTTAATTGGTATCCCTGTTTCTGTTGTAGATTGTGCATAGTCTTTAAGTTCTGAACAGTCTTCTATTATAACTGGTTTACATTTTGCGTGTATTTGACTACAATGTTTTCTAGAATTTTCTACACAATCAGTACAATTTTGTCCTTCTAAATCAGTAAATAAATCTGTTATACCATATATAGGGTCTATTTCCAAATGTTCCGCAACATCTTGTCCACAATCACAAAAGTACTTGCATATAGTCTGGTTGGAAAGGGTTTTTGGTTTAGGATTAGAGTGTGATTCACTACTTAATATGGTTATTTCTTTACCGTCTATTGTTATTTTTTTATCTACGTTTTGTACTTTCCACCTATCTGGTCTTGTCTTATGTAAAATATCATAATCACTTAATAGTTTAGTTCCTGAACATGGTTTATAAAAATTACATGTTGGTGTAACAACTATATAGTGGATTAAATCATTACCAAAAAAGTTTTTAAATTTATTGATGATAACATAGGATTGTGTTATTTGTGGAAAATTAAAATCACATTTTGCTCCGAATTCACTATTATAGGTTGGTAGGTAGAAACAGAATATTCCTTCTTTTTTCATAGCCGTTAATTTATTTTGTGGGCTATTTGTTAACTGGTAGTCTTTTATAATATTATCTTCTAGTAAATTTTTCCAATTATTTACTGGTGTTGGAGATGTTATATCCCAAACTAATTTATGGTTAGGTGCAGAACTATCTAAAAAGGTTTGGTTTAAAAATGATTGTGGTGTTATGGTTGGTCTTTTTATATTACCGCATTTACGGTCGGATAAATATAAAGTACCATCTAACCTAACTTCTTTATCCATACCATCTGTTTTCATTAAAAATGGTTTAGACTGTTTACTTGCGTCAAAAAATAAATTTTTATATATTATAGAACTAGATAATTTAACACCCCTATACCATGGTGATGCTATTTTATTACCTAAATTATCTATTTCATGTCCTAGATTAATATCTAAATTTGTAGTACCACCACCACCAAAGTAATTACCTTTAGATATTGATTCCCAATTTAAATCATAAGCTAACTCTATTATGTCTCCCGCAGCTAAACTTATTAGTCCGGTATCGAGAACAATTGGTATTTGTTTAGAAAAAATAGTTGTTGCTGATGCACCTGTGGTTATGCAAACATTGTATGTGTTGGAGTATTTATCATTTTCACTAACGTCTAATGTTAGGTAGTTATCCGCATATCCATCAATATTCGCTCTTTTAACACTACTACTCACTATCGTAGAAGGTGTACCAGAGGTGCCTCCTGTAACAGTACCTTCTGTTGTAGAACCACTACTATATTTTAATATAGAAGCCTCAAAATTAAATTTCATAATACCACTATTGATTGGTGTTTGGTCCCACCAACCATCACCTGGTCTCTTAAATCTATAACCTGGATGAGCTTTACCACCAGTATCTTGTAAGGTTGTTCTAGTTTCATCTTCTCCTCCTTGAATGATAGATGTGTTTATTAGTCTTTTAGTCTGATAATCATTTTGTGGAAAAATTCCGGTAGTTGCTGTAACCGCACTAGGACATATACGACTTACATAATCACACCATTTAGTGTCTGTGTATTTAACATTTAAAAATGCTTTATAGGTAAACCTATATACCCCACTACTCTTAACAGTATAAGTCATATAGTGTTTAGGGTCATTCTCATCTAAAGCTAAAGACCCACCAGTATTACCACTATAAACCCCACTAAAACTATAGGGTTTATATTGTTTGTTAACATCATTTATCATTGGACAGATATATTCTCTATCCATATTACTTATTGGTATGCTTGTGGTTCCTGTAGTAGCTGAATGTGCTGAGAATGAATCACCACTTATATGTAAATCATAGGTATAATTTGGTTCGTAACTAGAACTTGTGGTGGAGGTAAATGATGAATATATGTCCACTTTTTTCATACCATAAGTAGTCAAATAAAAATCGGTAGTACTATTTGCACTAATTGGTGCATAACAATATAATTCTGTTAGTAGTTGTTGGTTTGTACTATTACTATCTTTACCTGTAACAGGTCCTAACTTTGGGTTGTAGTGATAATCACCAATATATGGTTCTCCATTAAGTTGTCTTAGTAATGTACCATCGCTATACATTTCTTTTGTGACTCCAGCATTATTATTTACCTTTGTTTTTTTCCTTGGGCAAATCAGTATACTCTCTATGTAAGCGTCACTGTCATAAGTAAATCTAACATCATTGTATTCATCTAATAAAGACCTTTCAATCCACTGGGATATTTTACTGTAAGTTTTTTTAGGTCGGACTATCGTATCCCTACTATCAGATTGTTTGTTGACTACGGGATAAGTTTCTATATTACCTATTTGTTGTTTTTTTAGTTTTTCTGAAAACGCTATAAGTTGTTCTCTACTATTAAATGATAAAGAAAAGCATTTATCACTTCTGGAAACAATTTTATTATCTCTAAGTTCATTAATCCAACCTAGGGGATACATTTCTTTACCGTTTTTTATTACCTTTCTACTTGTTTTTATTTTACCATATTCTACTTCTCTAGATATATTATAAGGTATTTCAATAATATTACTATCAGTTAACCCGACATTTTCTAAATTTGTATTTAAATTTTGTGGGTTTTTTATAGTGTATACTTCACTACTCATTAATGTTAATGAAGATGCGTCAACATTTTGTTTAACTAATTCTTTATTGTAATCAAAAATAATTTCTCTAGAAGCTAAATCATTACTACTTAAAGGTATGTATGTCGTATCTAATTTTATGTTAGGTGTTACATTTATTATAGGTTCCGGTGAAACAATAGGTAATTCTGTACCTTGTACTATAGTTATCTCTTCTTTTTGTGTTTTAAACCCTAAAGATTTTATAAATTGACCTTCGGACTGTATGTGTATATCCAAATCAAAAGAATACATATTAGCTACATTTTTTGGCATGTACGCTCCGGGTAATAACATTTGTAGTGAGTGAAATTTACCCATAACCATATTTTGAAATGGTAGCATTGCTCCTACACCCCTAACAGCATTTTTTGATATTTCTGTAGAAAAGTAGTTTGGGTGTGATAAAAAGGCTCCAAAACCGTTACCTTTAACACTTTCAAAACTATGTACTCCTTTATTGGTTTTGAATACCTCTAGGAACATATCTGTTTTTCTTAAGTTTATAACATTAGAGTTTTGAGTACCTCTAGGAGCATAAGAATGTTGTTTAATTTTTAAATGGTTGGCAGAAAATCTCAGGAACAGCCTTTCTTCTTCGCCCTGATACATACAAATAGCTTCTACTAAATTTTCAGTATTGTAAGTTATGGTCATACATTTTTTCTTATTGTAAGCCCTACTTGTAGTATTGTCTGGTGTGTTAGAGAGTAAAAGTAAAAATTTTATCTCATCACCCAATACTCTCAAGTCTATATATGATTTATATGTTTTATTTGCCATAACTTTTAATATCCACCACCACCACTAGACATACCTCCTCCTGTTGACATTCCTCCAGAAGGACTAGATGGTCTATTTGTGTTTATACTACTACCTACACCACTTCTAAGAGTTTGTGTGTTTTCTGTAGGGGTTAAAGTGTAGTTTTCTAACCAACTTAGGTCATCAAAACCTAATTCTTTCAAACCTTTTATACATAATAAATTATCTGTACTTCCTTTTTTTGTAAAGACTGCCTTAGATGTAAATTTTGTTCTGTTGGTTTGAAAACTATTTGATAGTTTATTTGTTTCTTTACTAAGAAGTGGACTACCCGTAAATCTACCTTGATTGTTTATATTGTAAGAATTTGCATAACTAGAAAGTGGTATGGTTCCTGAACCAGAAAATAAATTATTATAGTAAGTTGTACCAGATTGTGGAGGTGTAGGCATAGACATCATTCTAGCTGAGTTACTAAATAACGGCCATGGATAACCAGTATAACCACTTGCGGAAGTAGTAAACGTCATTGAGTACACACTTTGTAGTGGGTCACCACTTACACTAAAACATTTATAAACAAATTTATCTCTATGAAATGCAGAATTTTCTACCTTAACCCCACTAGTCCATAATGTTGTGGTAGGTACCATCTGTTCTACAATTTTTATCCAATAGTCACCTAATGATTGAGCGTAATCAATCATCTTTTGATATGTGTACTGATTATTTTCACCACAATTTTTATGCAAATAATCTAAATAAATTTGTTGTAGTGTTGGGTACCCTCCTGTCTTACCGTCGTTTATAGTCATTCTATTTTTGGCGTCTATAAAAACTTTCCAAAAATTATTTTTAAATGTTTTAAAGTCTAAGGTTTTTGCATTTATTTTTGGATTCGTAGAATCCCAAACACCCCCTGGCCTAGGATATGGTGAAGGTAATGTACCACCACTAAAGAAACAATCCGACTTAACCGACTGTTGCCATACATCATAAGTTAAACCTTGTCCTATATTTAATGATAAGTCAACATTTTTTACATTTAATACTAGTTTTTCATTTAATGTTTGGTAGTAAGCATCTCTATTGTTAAAAGAATAGTCTCTATCTTGTTTTCCTTCTTTATAGACCCAAGATTTTTTATCGTCGTTAATTCTGGTAAGACCAAAACCAAATGACATATGTGGAAATCTTCTAAATCTATCAAGATAAGGTGCTTTAACTAAATTAGAGTATTGACCCATAGTCCAAAAACCTCCCCATGTGAATTCAGCATACTTAGTTACCGCGTTAGGTGTACAACCAGTCAAAGTGGAAGCACTTAGATTTAAAACTAAATCTGATTTATGTTCTTCTGTCATTTCAAACCAACCGGCACCTCGTTGGAAAAAGTAACTTTCTGTGAGTCTTGGTTTTGTTGGGTATCCCTGTTCATCTATAGGATAGTCATCTAAGATGAAAGGATTAAAAGTAGTACCTGTAGAAATATAATATTGATTAAATGGTATACTATAATTTAGTGTTTCAGTAGTGTAGGAACCTCCTGATATTTTTTCCCACTGGTAATCAAATCTATTTTGTATTTTTTTGTAACTAGGAACTTCACCGGCTGCTGTTTGAACCCATTCAAATCTCATACCTGGATTCATGTTTATTGGAGCTCCCGCTATAACCACATATTCATTAAATTCAACTAAAGCTTCTGGTGCACCTAGTAGGGTGAGTAAAAATTCTATAGATTTTCTAGTTCCTTTTGACTTAAATAAGTAAGCTGTGTTTAACAATATTCTTCTATACAATTCAATGTCCAGTTCTGCTGGTGTTTGAGACATACTAGTACCTGAGTATTCTGGTACACTTACACCCAACACACTATCTAAAAATGTTGTGTTATTTAATGTACTAGGTGTTGACCATCCTAGTGTTTTTGCGAAATTTTTTATTAATTCATTAGGTATACTATTTTTACCATCATAGGTTACATTTGTCATATAGGCTATCCCATCAACAAAAGTTTTTATATCATCAAAACTTCTACCGTAAATTTGTAAAGTTTTTTCTACGTGTTGGTTGGTTCCGTCAAATTCTTTTAACTGAGGTGATGTTAAAAATCTAGAAACTAAATTTGTTTTTTCTTTATCAATTTCATCACCTAAATCCGCTAATTTTATTAGGTAGTTAGTATATCTATCACTAATTATATCTATATTTACATTATCTTCTAAAGGCCAAGTTTGTTTTACTTTATCATAATATTTTACACCGTTAGTTGTTTCTTTTACGACTTGAAATACTGATGTATATATGGGTGTGATGTCTCTATTAACTAAAAACCTTTCTACATTGTCTAAATTTTTAAACTCTTCTTCTGTTTGGTTTTGAGTTGGTTTTATGTAGAACGTTTCTGTTGTTGAGGTTACTGCTGTACCACCTGTTAATGGTAAGTTAAATGGGTTACCTTCTACAGTAAATTCTATGTAGTCTGTGGTTGTTGTTTGTGGTTTAAATTCTTTAACAATATACTCTTTTTCACCGATTTGACCACTAAAACTCAAAGCGTATTTTTTAAAATGTTGTGTAATATTTCTAATTGGTGCTACAGTTCCGTCAGCAATATTTAGTAGGGTATCAGCAGAAACTCCAAAAGTATTAAAATTATTTAATATTTGTTCCTTACTTATTACACCATTTAATAAATCTCCATTTGTGGTAAATTCTAAACTAAAGGGGTTGGATAGTGTGTTTACGTTAGTTTTAAATGTAGTTTCTTCTGTACTGTAGTCATATAAAATATCGTAAGCTGTGGTGTTACCTGAAACTAGATTAATATTAACTCCATCTATAAATAAAGCTGCGGGAAAAAAATTAACCACATTTTGTGTTGCTACAGCTAAACGTTTTTTTAGTGACCCGTATAAAACAAAACTAGATATCTCACTCATATCATTATTAACAAAAACCTCTAAACTATTACTTGTTAATTTTTGAGCTAAGGCTAAGCTTTCGTTACTTAGGGATTCTAGGGTTATGGGATTTGAGAATGTTCCTAGATTGTATTCTGGTGTATTTGGTTGATTATATGAAGGTTGGGTATAAAAATTACCTAATGTCATTTGTTGGGACCCCATGAATTGGTTCCCCACTAAAAAATCACTGAAGGTATCCCCTCCGTTATTAGGGGCCGGTGGATATCTAAATCGATTACTAGCCATAATTACTAAAAGTTAGTTATTGTACTAAACGCTTGACTAAAATCAATATTGTTTCCTCTATTTTGTTTTACTTCATATAATTGTCCATTAAACTGGTCTCTTACTTCATATAAGTCATATTGCATGTATATGTTGTCAGCACCAGATAAATCATAGAGAGTGTAAATTCCATTATCGATAGATTTGGCTTGATTTCCATACAGTGCGATAGCTAGTGTATCGAAATCATGGTCTACCATTTCTATGTCGAGTACGGTTGGGTTAAAGTAAGTGTTAGTGATTATGACTGATTGTCCTGGTTGTCCTATAAAAGGAATAGCATTTGGGTTATTAGATGGTGCACTTGTAGGTGTTAGGGTACAATAAACCAAATTAGTCTTTGCATTTGTATATACGTATCTAGGTGATGTTTGACTAGGGTTGGTGTTATTTTGTTCTACTGTTGTACAATAAAAATTAGAAGTAACTATTCTGTAAAAATTATTTATTTTTGCTCCACTATCTGCATCTAAGTATTCTATTCTATAACCTACTAAATCCATAGGTGAAAATCTATTTCTAAATTGTATAGGTATACTATTTAAATCAAATACCAGACCTTTCACATTAGGTAGTGATGATAATATACCACAATCTAATATAGTAGTTCTTATTTCTATTGGTCTTATATAAACAGTATATACACCTTTATTAGAAAATACAGCTGAAGGTAATTTTAAATCGTATAAACCACCCAATATTTCTCCTGCTGGTCCACCTGTTTGTAGTCCATTATGTACTATAGGTGTTAATACACTTGCTGCGTTTATTTCAAAAACAGAAACAGGGGAACTTGCATCTCGGTTTGCCTGTTGATGTACTAGTATTTGTACGTCTTCAACTTTTACGTCTGCTGGTCTTTTAATTCCGTATGCTCCTAATGCCATAGTTTATGGTTGTTTTTCTATTTTATAATATCCGTACCCGTGTAGTTCTAAATCTCCAGTACTATTTATTTGTCCTAATCTTTGTGGTTTTTCAAATACGGTTATTTTACCTCTTTCAATAAATATATTTGACCTTACTTCCGGTCTTTGGCAAACATTCATTAATACCTCTAATTTTGTTAGGGGTAAAATACATCCTACTGTTTTTACTTCTGTTAATGCCATTACTTATTTTATAATAAATATCATAACACTTATTTCTCTACTAGTTCTGATGTAGGAAAATATTTTTTATATTCTCTTAGATAAATTTCATCGTCGTATTTAAAACCATTATTAATTCTGGTTATTTGTTTTTGTGATGGAAATTGTAGTTTAGTAACCCACAGTCCATTAATAACTTCTTCTTCTATATTCCAATTAGAAACTATCAATCCGTTTCTTTTAACGTGTTCTGCATAGGCAAGACCTACTTTTTCAAAACTATATGGTTTACAATTTTCTATACCTCCTCTGTAACAAATTTTATTTAGTTCTACATTTTCTCTATTTTGGTAATAAATGTCTATGTAAAAATCACAATCCTCTAATGCTATTCTAGATAAATCTATTAAAGTATCCCTAATTAGTTCTAAAGTATTCTCACCATCGTCCACTAAAATAATATCTATATCCCAACTTTGCCAAGGCAGATTCCCTTTTATATAGTTTGGGAATGAACCAGTTAGTAATAAGTCAAAATTATTAAAATATGGTTTTTCTTCTATAATACTTAACCACTTTTCAAATCTTCTTAGCGTTGGTCTATATATTTTTTTATTTACGGATATAGGTCCTACTTCAAATTTAAAAAATCTTCCAAATTCTATTTCTCTCCTTATACTCATATTAACTTAACTCTGTAGGACCATCACTTACAGAAGGCATACATTTACATTTATTCCAATCCCAGTAATACCCCTTAGCACAACTTTCAGTTTGTATACAAGGTTCTTCTGTTGGTTCTAAATCATCATCGTGTGGACCAATTATTATTGGAACACAACTACAATCTGCTTGTGACCAAACTTGTCCCAGAGGACATGCCCACGATGGTGGTACGCAACACTTGGATGGTGATTGTGAAGTCCAACCAATACCCAACCAAAACTCACAATCACAAGGAACAGATGAGGTATTTAGGGTTTGGTAACTCCAACTACCATCTTTTTTAAGTTTTCCACAACACTCTTCACATGGTTGGTCTGGTGGTGGACAAGGTGCATTTTGACATGCTTGTAAACTACTATATGCACCACCTTGTGTTGGTATGCAGTCATAATTACTTGGGTTACCTAAAAGTGGTCTATGTACACAATCGTATTTTAGAGTACCACCGTTATTACATGGGAATACCCCTGTAGATGAACAACTAACCCAACCAGTCCATTTTCCGGTAAATGTAGAATACATTCCATAATATTCTAATATTCCATCACCATTCATATCGTATATACTACAAGCTTGAGATTGGGAATGAGGGTCAGATGCCCACGCCTCACCAAAATCATCTACGTCTGATGATTCCATACAACAATAACAACAACCGTCAGTTGGGTCTACGACACACTGGTTATTTGTAAAATGTTGATGTCCTACGGTTTTCCACTGTAAAGGTAAAGTTGCTCCCCAGTTAGTAGCCATGTAAGTGTCACAATTATCACAATCTACTGTTGTCCCGGTAGTTGAGTTGCAAGGACCTCCGTCAGTTGTGATTTTACAACCCATCCACATTCCCCCACCTATATTTACACCTACATGTAATGATGGTTGATGTTGGGATTTACAGATTGGTTTTGATGGTGTAGGTCCTGAATTTCCTGGACCTGAACCTCCTGGACCTGAACCTCCTGGACCTGAGTGAGATATAGTACCATCATTCCTTGTAATTGCATGGTCGTCATCATGTGGGTCTGGTTCGTTAAAAGCTCTAACACAACAATAACAACAACCGTCAGTTGGGTCTGTCACACAATCATTCTCTACATAGTGTGGGTTGAATGTGGAGTACCATATACCTTCATAATCTATAGGTCCTGATAAATAACCAGATAAGGTTTGTGCACAATCTTCACAACCTGATTTACAATCTGCTACACATAGTGATAAAGCGTTTGGTCCTTGGTATTGAGCTGTACCTGTATTATTTTGAACACAATTACACGTACCAGGACAATTAACACAATCGTAACCTATATCTGGTGGTGTTGTTGGACATAGTGGGTCACAAGGCCACCATATTGGTCCTCTATTTTGAGCATTTTGTTCTTGGGTTGTTGCTGGTGTTGTTGTACCATTATAAAATAATCCTAATAAGTGGTTTTGGTAGATTTGACTAGGTGAATAATTCATAATATCACTACCAGTAAAATGACAACTATCACAAACTAAGACATAACAACAATCATCATATGGGTCTTGGACTATATCAAATGCATTATATATGGTTGCTGCAAACCAAAGACCTACAATATTTGTTGAGGCTAGTGGAAGAGTTTGTGTAAAACCTATACTATATGTACCATTATGTTTGATGTAAGTAGGTGTTATAAAAGAAGACGGTGGACACTCTTTAGCACAGTCATCTGATTGTATTTCACAACAATTTGATATTGGTATTCCGTTTTGACAATCAGATAGGGAAGAATATGTACCAAACAGAGGATTGGCTACACATTTACATAAACCATTATTACCCACAACACAGTCCCATCTTGTTTTTCCTGTATAACAACACTCATTAACTTGAGCTTCACAATCTGCTTGACTTGCGTATCCACCACCAGGAGAAGCTGTTTGTACACATTTACACCCTGTTGGTGTACCGAAGTCTATACATTCCCATTCTTTAGTTACTCCAGTATAACAACAATTATGGTTTACAGCTGTCTGACAATCGTGTAAAGTTGCATATTGGTCAAAAGGCCCACCTAGAACACAATTACAATCAGGTGTGCATTTCCATCTATCTGGCATTGTGTTACCTGAACAACATGTAGTTGGGTCATTTTCACAATCAAATAAAGCGTTTGGTCCGGTATAACTACCCATCCCTGCTGGTACAACAACACATTCACATTTAAAATTATGTGCACCTACAGGACCTATAACTGGAATTTGTCTACACTCATACTCATCATACCTTACCTTACAACAATTTTGAGAGTTGTAACACTCTGTTTGAGAACTGAATCCTGTTATGTCATTTGGAATGAATACACAGTCACAAATTTTTGGGTCACATTTCCAACTACCGCAACAAGGGTCATTATTTAAAGTAGCTTGACAATCGGGTAGATTATTAAAAGCTCCTGTAGGACCAGTAATCATAACACAAGTACATGGACTTTGTCTACACTCACATGGGTCTAGTGTTATAGTCATACATTTGTCTCTAGTTTTAGAACCCCATACAAGATTTATCCCTAAACACACATCATCAAAACTACTTGACAAACTCAATAGTGTACCAGTTGGTGATGTTACACCAGCACCTGCTAAACTAGTAATCATGGAACTCCATGTGTTATAAGTTTGAGGTATTCCTAGAGTCATTTGAGCACTGATATGTATACTTATTGGTCCACCTGGAGTAACTACTGGTAATCCATTGTCTAAACATGGATTAGTTGGGCTAAATGGGAATCCCCCATAAGGAAATTTAATATTATATATGTTAGTAGTTTGTAAGTAAGGTACTCCACTAGGATTTCCTATCATTTGTAGTACATCATGTTGGTCTAATAGTGTGGTTGTTGGTGTAATTTTTGTTAGGCTAGAACAACTATCAGTACTAACACCCGGTATACAATCATAAGTGTTTTGTATAACACCTGGCACACATGTAGGGTCACACGGTACCCACATTAAACTTCCAGTTCCACCTCCTGGCCAAACAGGTGTATTTGTACTTAAATCATTAATGTATGCTTGATAATAGAAATAAGGTGGTATCGTCCAATCTGGTGTATATTCCCAAACACAAACATAACAACATCTAGTATTATCAAAACTAAATGTCACAACATCACCTGGATTATACGCTTGTCCTGAAACCCACGCTGGAGCTCCAGTAATCATATTAACTGGTGTAGAACCAAGTACCCAACTAGCAGTACCTACGTCCCACATTTGATAAGTTATTGGACTATTTGTAGTACATTCATAACATTCACAACAAGTACCATCATCACCTAATAAAGTTAATCCTTGAACGTAGATATCACAATCAGCCATATTAGAAAATGGATAAGGTGCACATGAAGGTGAAATTGGTGCAAGTACAAAAGTACATTGACATTGTGGTGTTGGTTGTACACAGTCCCCACAAACAAAATTACATTCGTTAGTACATGCTGCAGCATTAGTACCATAGAAAGATACACATGGATTACCATCACTTCCTGTTGGTGCTGCACCTATATAAGATATACATCCATCAATTGCGTGACAACAATATTCTGTTTGTGGTTCAAAACAAGTTTTAGTACCAGTTATTGTAAATTGTTGTTGTCCACAATCACCTGGTGATAATGAACTTGGTAATCCTGTCCCACAAGATGCAGTTCCACCACTACAGAATTGGTCACCCCATGAACATGCTACAACCGCTGGGTCACCACATAAATCACAGAAACCAGTACCTGGAGGTGCACAATCACAACAAAATCTACAAAATTCTTGACATTGTGCTTGTGATGGGAATCCCTGACCTACAGGTAAATTACCTAAAGCTACTGCCCAATTATAGTTATTGTTTGGGTCTGAAGGTCCACCAGCTCCTTGACCATAAGCTTGTGATTGATATGATGATGATTGTGATGCGAAATATGAACTAGGTTGACATGGTTGAGACCCTGGGGTATTGTAAAGTCCGGCATCCGCACCCGCATGGTCACACCACCATTCTTCAACTTGGTTTTGACATAAACAATCGGTATTTGCCAATTCACAAGCCGCAGCTGAAGGATAAGTAACTGCCGCTAAAGACATTGGTATGAATTGACAAGTTTGTGCACCTTGAGTATTACACTCCCAGGTACACCATTCTTGACACCCACTTAAACTAGAGAATGTACCTCCGGTACCATAAACTGGATAACAACCTACACCCCCCACACAAGGATTACCATTTACAGTTGGACAGTTACAACTATGGTCACATTCCCAAGTGGTTATACCAGTTGTAGAACCAGTACAACAATCAAATAATCCTGTGGACAATTGTGTTTGACATGTATCTAAAGAATCGTAAGGCCAAAAATATGAACTTGTAACCTGGAAAACTATACCTGGTTGTACAGGTGGATAAGTAAATGGGAATGGTGAATACCCATTAAAATAAATCCCTAAATCACCTGTTCCTGGTGAATATATATCATTTAAATAATCTTGTAAAACTGTGCAGTTTGAAATTTCTGCTGGTCCTCCTGTTGGTGGTCCAGGGTCTGCACAATAACAATCAGCTCTACATTGGTCATTGGAAACACCAATTAATGGTGTACCACAAGTAGACGCGGTATAACAATTATTTTGTGTTTGCCATATAGAGATGTTCATGGCAGCTGGTGGGTTAAACACACAATTAGAAGTTACACAACCAGAAGTTGTGCATTGATATGTTTGTGCTGAAGTAGGTCCTTCACAAGGACCGCAAGGGTCCCCAATAACCGGTGTTGGTGTAGATGGGTCATAGGATGGTAACCTTTCACATGTTTGCCAACAATTTGGTGTTCCGTCAGGGTAATCTCCATCATCTGGTGGACTAGAGTCACAATCATAACCTGTTCCCGTTGTATCAGGAGGACACATACATATCCAACAACATTCAGCTGTATTTGCGTCACCATAACTTACCGTTTCAAACATACTATAAGTGTTGGCGTTAGACCATGGTCCTGACCAAGTAAAAGCTGTGGTTATTGGTATTCCATTAATTGTTAACCAATCTTGACATGCACAATTACAAGTTTCTTCTATAGGTTCACAACAAGTCATACCTGTTGTACTTAGTGGGTCTGGACATAATGCGTTAACACAATCTACCATATCACAATAAGGTAAACCTGGATGGTCCGCGAAACACTGCACAATACCAGTTAGTCCATTCATTGTATTTACGTAAGCTGGAGAACAACAGTTAACGAAACCAGGGCCAGTTGTATCATCTAAATCAGTTTGTGATATCCAATAACATGGGGTTTGTCCACCTCCACCACCTTGTAGTGCAGGTCCAGTAGTTGTAAAAGATGTGTAACCCATGAATCCAGCTTGTAGTGGGTCATCCTCACATACTGCCCTACAACATTCTGTTGCATTACAACATTCTTCAAAAGAAGTATAACCTGTAGGATTACCAGCTGGGTCTGTTGGTGAACCTGGAGACCAAGTAACACCAACTTGTGTCATTAAGTATAGACTAGCATAATACATACACCCACCAACTTGTTGTCCTATTTGTGCGGGTGGATTGGTATCATCATAAACAAAACAATCATATCCCCCAGGACATGTACAAGCACTTTGACATTGTTGTGCAGAGAGGAAGGTTGGTATGTTTGTCCACGCTGCTGGAACCCAAGGGTCAGTACCTGTATTAGATACTGGCCAGTAAGGACAAGATAATGCATTTGTAACTGGGTCTTGATATGGGTAACATGGTACGTTTGAGCCGTTTATAACATTTAAACAGTCACAAACATAACATTCTGTCGCACAAGAACATACCATTTCACAGTCTTGTAATCCTTGTGGTGTATATGGGTAACCACAATTTAATGTATAACAAGGTTGACAGGGGTCACAAATTGGGTCACACTTGTATCCACAAGGGGTGTTACCTACACCTAACCATTGTGGGTTAGCAGCGTAACAGTCAGCTTCAGTTGTATAACCTGTACCAACAAATACCGGTACACATCCTTCTTCACAATTATAAACCCACATAGTATAATCACAACAACCTGTATAGGTTCCTGCTGAGTTTGTAAATCCAGCGTTACAATCATTTATATTATAAGGGTCAAAAAATAATTCAAAGGTAAATGCCGCATAGTCTATAAAGTTTAAAAAAGGTGCTGGTGTAGGTGGTAAAGTTTGCATTACAGGATACACATTATCTATATAAAATGTTGTACCATTTATAAGGTCATCAGTACATGAAAGTAAACCACAACAATTATTAGAACTTGCTGGGGTACTAGTAACACAAGAATACGCTGGTGGTTCACACCACGCTAAACAATCAAGTTCATTATCAAAAACTGGACCTTGTGTTGGGTCTAATGCACTAGGGTCATTGTATAGTGGGTGTGCTGATGTCATAGCTGAACATCCTTGACAGGAATATTGGTCGATACAAATATATCTATCTTCACAACAATTACCTAAGTAAAAAGTATCCATACAATCTTCAAATGCGGCAAAACCTATACTTGTACAAGGTCCCGTACTAGTTGACCCCGTACCAGGCACTAGTTGACATGAAAGACTAGATGCTGTTAAAGCTGATACTGGTGGACACACCCAACTAGAACATCCAATATAGTCCCAGTATTGATTGTTGGTTAACCCAGATGGTGGTGGTAAAGTACCACCCGACAAAGCTCTATAACAATTACCCCATTGACCTAAGGTAAATTGTCCTGTAGTATATACATTACCATTACTATATACTCCAGCTGGACCTACTGGTGAGATAGTTGGATAAGCGTTCCAAGTGTTGGTTGGGTCATAACAAGGTATGGATGTAAACTCTGGACATGCTTCACATTCGGGGGTACAAGCCTCCCAAATATGTTCCGTAGGTTGTCCATTATTCCACCAAACTCCTTGTACTAAGTCTGTTGGTTTTATACCAGCCCAAGGGTCTATAGTACTACCTGTCTGATTTATATCTTGTACTGCCATATAACAACAACATTCACCCCACGTTGAGTCAAATACTATATCTCCTTTAACATAATTTGTTGTTGCAGACCATTCACCCCAATTAGTATTAATCATTGGGTTAAAACTTATTGGTTGTGGTAGGTTTGTTACCCTATCTATATATTCATCTTTTGTTTCACAGTAAGTACAATCACCTATTTCACATTTTACACAATCAAAAGCACCAAAAGCAAAAGCATCTAAACCACAACTTGTAGCTTCGTATAAAGTAACACCATTACTAAAATCATAAAATGTTATTGGTGTGTTAGTACCTATACTAATTGTGTAAGCAGTATATTGTGTATTTTCCACAGTAATCCTACCCATAACTCCCTGTTCTATTTGATTGGTTATTGGATTTATTACTTCACCCATTAATGGTACATCTACATTTATCTGGTAACCAGGTGGTAAATTACCGGTTTGTAATGATGTGTATGACTGAAATGCCCCTAGCAAACTTTGTGTATTACCTGTAACCTCAAAACAGTTACTATTATTTCCACCACCAAATATAGGGGACATACCACTATATTGTAAGATGTCAGTACCAGAATCTAGAGGTGAAAAAGGATAAGCTCCAAAATATGTATTAGTACCTATTGGTCCACTAGGACCTACTACAGGTACATTACTAGGTGGTATACCACCAGAAGCTTGTAATGTATTATAAGGCATAAAGGGTACTGTTATAGCCTGAGATACTGATGTTGGCCCCCACTCATTTTCATGTGTTATGGTAATTCTTCGTGTACCTACACCCGCATAAGTGTGTGGTACAGGATTTGTTAGATTAGGGAATTGTAAAGTTTCACAACAAGGGTCACCAAATGCGTTGGTACATGGTGGAACTGGACAATCACAAGGACAGTCTCCCCAATTTATAGTATAAGGAGAATTCTGATAACTCTTATAGTAACCAAAATCTGTGGTATTATAAATTTGTATCTGGTTACCCATAGCTGTAGTAGCAGTAACTACAAAATTAGAAAAAATATCTTTTTGTCCCAAATTTCCATCCCAAATATCGTAATGCCCTATATCATTAAAATCTTGGTCTAAAAAAACTGGAACTTGATGTAAATCATTAAAAACAGGTGGTGGACAAAAACAAGATATTGTATTTGGTGTTAGGTGTGCGTTAGTTTGGGAATTTAATGGTTGTGAGAGTGTAGAATTTGTTAAAGGAAACACACTTATTAAGTCGTCGTAACTTTCACCAGTAAATGTCATTACCCCAGATTGGTATAAATTTAACCCAGCAAATATAACATAAGGATGAGACTCCACATCTAAACAAAATGGTTGATTTAATGTTGGTACATTACCATATGGTGGTGGTGCACCCATTACTGGCATAGTAGTAGTATCATTTAACAGGATACATGGATTTGTTGACGAACATCCGGTTAGTTCTGTTGGGAAGTTATTCATATCACCTTGTAAAGCGTCCTGTACTTGACTAAATGTAGAGTTGTACATTGTTAATCCTGAACAGTTAGGACTTGTATTAATAGGGTAGAAATTGGTTCCACCTGTACAAGGTACTGTAAAATAAACACTAGGGTTATTTCTTTTTATTCTATATTTGTATACTTCCATATATTAAGGATTTACATATTCAAAAAATTTTATTGGTGTTCCATTGGGTACTTGTAGCGTACCTGGTACTGCTCCACTTGGAGTTTGACCTGGTAAACCAGTCCCTTTTACTCCACCACCACCCCCCATAGCCATAATTGCTTCATTAAATTCAGTCACCACATAACGATATTTTGGGTCGGTTGTAGATGCATTACTGGGATTTATATATAATTTAACTTTATAATAGAACCATTCTGGGTAACTTAATATTTCACCGTTTACAATTTCACTTAGAGTTGGTTGTTGGTTTATCATATTGGTTACTTTACCAGTTTTTGCGTTAAAAAATTTACAACTCATATAAAACTCATTAATTTCTGTTAGTTCCCTATCTTTTAACCATTGTATATAATAATTTTCACTTCTACCATGTAGGGGACCCAATAAAGCAATAGGAACATACACCCCATACATTGGTATTGGAATGTTGTCTGCTATTTGTGAGTAATATTCTGTGGGGTCTTGTAATGGGTCTACTGCTGTTTCTACCTTTATACAATTATTTAAAGACATTATATTGGTGAACATTATTTTTTGTTCTTTTCTTAATGGTGAATCATAAAAATCAAACTTAAAAAAACTTCTAGTAAATGCTTTTTTAGGTTTTGCTAATTCTTTATCTGTAAAACCTAAAACGTTAAAGTTTGGTGTGGGTATTGGGTATTCTTGATTTGCATAATCCCAAAAATTAAATTCATAAGATATGGTATTACCACTAATATTATTTTTATAAGCATATCTAGTTGTTTCATAATCTTGTATAACATTTATATTATCTTGTAACTCGACTTCTTCCCAAGTTCTAACTAATTGTTCATTACCTATTTCATCAAAAGTTTGACCTATAGGTATAGTTATAGACTTATCTTTAGTAGAAGCTTTTATGTTTAATCTATTGACAGCCATCTGTGTATTCAGTTAATATACTTATTGTTCCTGAGGTTAGTGGGATTAATGCTGGTCCTACAGCCTCTATTTTAAATTCTAAATTATGGTATGGGTAGTGTGCATCATTTAAATAAGGATAACTCACACCATTATCCCCATCCTCATAAGCTTCTACCGGTAAAATTTCTCTCCACCTAAATGTTTCCTCTGATAAAGAATAAACAGCATACTGGGGTGATGTAAACAGACTATCATTATAACTTATATAATTTGAGAATTTTCTTATAGGAATTTTGTGGTGTGGGTTATATTTAAATATAGATTCTACAAAATCATAACCTGGTGTACCTCCTACTTTATACATAGTATCCCTATTAAATTTTAGTGAATGTCCTATTTCAGAAATTACCCTTTCTTTTAATTCAAATGGATTATACTCAGCAAAAGCACCCCTAAATGTAGAACCACTAAGTGGTAGTGGATTAACTCCCTGATTTCCAGTTTGTGTTAAATTAACTGGTGATGTCCCATTATCCACAAATGGGTCCACCACACCATTCTTTTTAAAATTCCAACCCCAACCATAACCTGCTGGAGAATTGATTCCCGGATTCCAATCCCATATGAGATTTCTATTTGTAGTTAAAATTGTTAAATAAAATTCAGTTAATGGTCTATTAAATTGGTCATAGTAGTCATCACTATTAATATTATAATTACAATTCCATAAAAATGAATCGTAGGCTTGGGTTAGTACAGATTTTTGTATGTAATCTGGTGTTCTTTTTCTAGGAAATACCCTACCTCTTTTATTATATATTCCTCTTTCAAACCCTGTTTTATCTACTGTAAGGTCATTTGGGTTTGTTATTAACTTATGTATTTGGCAATAATATTCAGATTTTGTTTCCAACATATTTTCTGGATTAATTACTCTTTTAAGTGTACCCACTGGATTTGCTGGTATTGATGTTACGTCTAGACCAACTGTGGTGATATTCATCACGTAGTCCTCTGAATTTTCCAAACCGTTACCCAAATAATCTACTTTGAATATAGTTTGTGGACCTGCTGGGCTTGGGAAGGTTACTGGAATAGTAACATTAGTCATTAGATTTGCACTACCCATTGTAGTAGCTCCTGACTGTATTTCTATATATTCTCCTGGTAATACACCGTGTCTTACTGGTGTAATTATTTGTAAAACTTCCTTACCATCTGTATTGGTTATTATAGGTATAAAAGGTATGCCATCTCCCGATACAAACTGCATACCAGAATTCGTAGAATAGTCGGTATAGTACATCATTCTTTGATTGGAGTCTGCATCGTTAACATAAGATATATATTGTACCCAATTATCTTGATGTGCTAAAAGTGGTTCCCAACCCGCTTGACTTGCAAAAATACCATATCTTTTAGGTGGTATTATTGTAAATGTACTAGCTGGTGGTAAACCCGAGCAAGTAGTTGGTGGTACACCTGCTGTTTGTGGACAACCCAAAAAATCTGGAATAAAATACATTGACCTCATAAATGTAGTATCCTGAGTACTCCCACTAATTATATTATTGTAAAGTATATCTATTTTTCCATATAACCTATATTGTGTTGAATAGGCCCTTTCAAAATCAAATTGGTCTCTAAGGTCCAAAACTAAATTTCTATCCCCCTCATGTATTTGTTTTTGTGTAGATTCTAAAAATGGTTGTAACTGCACGTCGTTATTTGGTGAACCAGCAAATCTAGCTTCACCTCTTACAATTCTTATGTTTTTTTCGTTACTCATTATATTACTGTATCAGCTAATTCTTCATCAACATATTTTCTCACAAAGGTGTTAAATGATGTAGCACCTGGTCTTAATCCAAAATAATAAAATAGTGGTTGAGAGAACACATAAGACCTACTGTCTGGAATAGTACCATTCATGACAGGATAATTATTACCGGCAAATGTAAATGGTGGGTTACCCATATAGTGTTGGAAGTTCCCGTCACTCACATATGGTGCAGATGCCGGTGCTGGATGTAGTACCGAACCGTCTTCTTCATCAAATGATATTGCTGGTAGTATAGACATTGCTGGTCCTGGTATACCAAATGCATATCTATATTCTCCAGTAGTACCTAACCAATCATTCCAAACTGTACCCCAACCTCCGTATGGTTGACCACCTACGGTAGCGGTTGAACTAACATTATCCAAATGCCATGGATAAAATGGAACATTTTGACTGGATGCGGATAATTCCATGGTTAAACAATCTATCAAGTCTTGACCATTCATAATCACTTGAGTGGAAGCAGTAAATAATAGTGGTTCCCATAAAAGAGTGTGTGTAAAGTTTCCTGGGTCATTTATGTCATTTACATTAAGTGCATTTGGTACATATGTACCTCCAACAAAATTTGGTGATGGGTATGTTAATCCACTATTTGGTGCCACATTTGTTGGTGTTGTAGATATATTAAGTTGGTAGTCACATTCACAAGCTGTTGTACCTACATTAGCTTCATACCCTACCACACCTAACATACAGTTTTGCATAAGTGCTTGTGCGACATCACCACCAATTTCGTATTCTGGACGTGGGAAGAAAGTAGACATTGAAGCTAGTGGTTGTTGCATTTTAAGGTTATAGGTGTCAGAAACAAGTTCTGTAATGTCTTGGAATGTTGTACTACCTATCTGGTCAGTAACTGAACATTCATTAACGTAATTAGGGTCCATACAGATTTGTTGTATACATTGATTTCTGGAACCCATATCTACCATTGTCGTTGGGAATAGTATGTGTCTATCCATATCACCTTTACCGTGCATATCACTTGTGTTGTTACCACCCCAGAACTGATACCATGGTTTATAAACTCCGTCAGTATCACCAATATAATTACCTTGATTTACACCGATACCACTAACTTGGAAAGGGGTTGACCTATAATAGAAAGCATGTTCTGTTGGGTGTAGATAGGTTAATTTTTTACACCACGATGAATTGGTGGCATAGGTATCATTTGCTGGGTCATACTCTACTTTAGCTCTAAACTGGAATTGGTATAAGAATCCACTTACCCAACTATTTTCCCAAAAATAATTCATAACACCATTACACAATGCTTGTGCTATTTTTTCCCTTCTAGTCCATTCTATTAAAACTTTAAGATTGTAGTTTGGTCCGATACAAGCTGGGCTAAAACATATTAATTTTACATAGCATCCACCACCAGCAACCCCATCATTTTGTGTACCTGATGTTTGGGGGTCATTGACATCATCCGACCTAAAACCATAATGGTCTGGACAACAAACTCTTGTTTCGTCACTTTCGGAACAACAATCGTGTTCCCATTTACCACCAAAGTCATCACCGGTAGCACCATTACCTGGTGGACATTGTGGTACACATGTTGTTGAGGCAGATTGCGTAGTATTACCAGATGCTCCCCATGGTAATGAACCAGGGCAAGGCCATTGTGAGGCTAGGTATATAAGAGAATCTGTTACTGCCATATCACCCATAGTCCTACATAAACATTTTTCACACTCAGGATATTTTGTTTGTCTTAAAGTAAACAATACAAATCCCATTCTAAGCCCAAAATACCTACAATCAGTACCACAACCAAAACAATTACCACCACTAATACAAATTTGTCCACATTCTTCTGGTGGTGCACCATTAGGTCCAATTAGGGAAGCCATATCTAATATTGTAAAACCCCAAAGAGTGATACGAATACAATATATTGCACACCAAAGCCAACATAATAACCACATAATAAATAATATAACCCCCAGTATTAAGCTTAAGAATACAGCTAGTGTTGATATTAGTATTGTTAAGAACATGTAAATCATCCCTAGAAAATCTATAAGGAACATCCAAAGGAATACCATTAAACTAGGAGCTCTTACCGCACTATTTATTGGGAAAAACATTGCTGTGGTAGCACATTGTTGGTCCGCTTCAGGTAATATATTTTTTATGCCCACAAATTCTCTTCTACCTCCATGTTTAATATGGTCATGAAATTGTGAAAAAGTATATACCCTGTTAAATGTCATGTCATAAAAAACATCTTTTGCTGCAGGCATTAAATTTCTTTGTGCCCAAGGATTGTAGTCACTATAATTTACAGAAAAAGCGTAAGAAGAGGGGTCTATACCTGGCCAATCCCCATTATCGTCACCTGCCCATGGGTCATAAAATTCCCTGATGTTAGGTACTAGGTAACTAGCTATTCTTCTTTGTCTTGCTCCTCCAGTTGCTTGTTCAGGTCTTATTCTAAATCTACATCTCGCTCTAGTAGGCACCCCTATACTTGGGTCATCTGAAAGTACCATTTCCCCAAATTCATTAGTTGTCATATAATCTAAATTCATTGGTATGTGGACTAAGAAAGAACCTGTATCGTCAATTACCCTACCCCCATTAGGTAAGTAAAATCTTTCAAGTATTGGAACTTCTCCACCTAGAGGTGCACCCCACCCTCCTGCTGTATAAGCGGGGTAAGCATTTGGGTCATCTTGGAAAAATGGGGTATACCTTATACAGTCTATTATCCCTGGTTTGGATATTAGACTACATAGTTCACCCATTGCTGCTTTTGGTCTACAGTTTTTATTTACAGAATCTTTGTCAGTATCAGATGCGGTACTACCCATAAACACAGCATTAGGTTCTAATTTAAACCCTGTTTGTCCTAAATCAAAATCAACCCTAGTTATTGCCGCTCTACAAAATTCTTCGTCACCCCAAAAAGGTCTAACATCTATAGATTTTTGTTGACTTAGTACTTGAGGTAGACTGTCTATAACCACATCATCTCTAAATTTTGCTCCATCAAAATCAGAGTCTGGAAATCCTTTTATCTTAAAATCTTCTGGTAATAAAGAAAAACAACCTATGTCACTTACATCAACATCCATGATGATAGTTTGGTCCCCTACTGGAACACCATATATCATAAAGTCACCTGACTCATTAGTTTTAACCGTATACTTATAGTACTTATCGTACACGTGTTTTACCTCTTGTTTGTTTAAAACATCATTTAATGTAGGAAAACTACCAACTGTAACATGACAGTCAAAGTTTGGTTCACTACTTAATAGATTATATCTTTTACCATCTTCAGTTACGTCAAAGGGTTCTTTGAAGGGATAAAGTTCTTTTATTACGAGGTTTTGTTCATCTTCTTCGGTTAGTGGGATAAATATAGATACTTTGGCGTTTGGTATTCCGAATCCTCCGTTAGTTATAACCCTACCAACAACTACACCAAAATCTGCACACATACGTGTATAAACATCTTGTTGTGTTAATGAAAGACTAAGAATTTCAAGTAAGTCAAAGTTTTGGCTGAGTTCAAAAGTTACATTCTTGTCTTTTGCTCCACCAACTCTAACATCTGTCCTTACTCTAAATGATTTACCCATAGTTTATATTATTACACCCCCTAAAATAATTTATTGCATTTATGGTGCTTATAACATAAATAGTTCCACCATTAAAACTAAAAGTACTTAACATGGGGTTATAGTAAAGATTATTAAAGTACTGGTTTAGATGGTTTCTTGTATCTAATTGCGATGTCTTGGTTTGGAAAACGTATTTGAAGTACTTCGTTTGGTTGAGCGTAGATAGTATCGTCAATTAACCCTATTTGTTTTGTAGTCGCGTTAACATAAGGTTGTGTTGTTACTGATTGTGAATAATTACCCCCTACTTTATTAAAAACTAAAATATCAGTTAGATTTAAGACTCCCGGTTGGTTCATGATAAAAGCTCTTAGGTTACCTAAAGCTAAGTCTTCACCTAATTCCATTTTGTCAACAGCAAAATAATCACTTATTTTGGTTATAACATTAGTCACTATTTCACCTTCATTTGCATCTTTTTCTAAAATTAGGTCAATAGAAAAAGCTAAATCTATCACTCTAGCGGCACCCACAACAACATAGTCGTTTAACATCCTATAATTAGATAAATAATTTGCTATATTATTTTTAAGAGTCTCACTAACTAATGAAGTTAGTTTACCATCTGGGGTGTATGAAAGTACATTAACGTTAACTTTATTTTCTATTTCTGTTACACCAACTTTTGCAGGTGCACCAAATGTAGCCGGCATAGTTCTTAATTTAGAAACATAATCATTAATTGTCACCCCTCTATTTTGAGCTGCAAAATTAAAAGATATATAATTTCTTATTTCATCTGGTGTCATTTGGTTTGCTCCCCCGATAGCAGCGGTAGTATTAGTCACAGCTAAACTACTTACGACAGTTTGGTTTATTTGTTGACTAGGACCGCCGACCACAAAATCTATAGTACCCACCGTATTAACTGCACCAGCTCCAATATTTGCGGCTTTACCACCCCCAACTCTATATTGTATGAAAAGTGTGGTATTTGCTTTAACTGAATTACCTAAAGCTATATTATTTAAAAATTTAGACATATTTAATTTAACACCTTTAGATGCAAAATTATCTAATAGGTCTTGGGAGGTTTGGTTACCGCTACCAAATGTTAAATGAAAAAATCCTTCCGGTGTAAATTCTGTTATAAATCTTTGTGGTACTGTTATATATTTACCAACTTTAATTCCTGGCATATCAGCAGGTATAGATGGGTCTAACACAAAAACTTCATTTTGTGCTAATGCTTCAACTTCATACCACTTATTAGAAGTGGTTGATAGGAATTCACTATTTGCTGGTATAGTTTGGTATCCTAGTCCTGGTTTTTGTATTACGGATGTTACACCAATTACATTTTTTTCAGGTAAAAATATTTTATAGAACGGTTTGGAGTCCGCATCTGTAATTTCTTTTTTAAATACTTTAGTTATCCCATTAACAACAACCTCTCTCTTCACTATTGTGTAATTTTGGGTTATCCCATTTGCGTCTTTATTAGGTATTTTAGTTTGGTTGGGTACTCCTTCTGCATTGTATTGAGATGAAAAATCACAATCTTCAACCAACTCAAATACTTGACCCGCACCTCTAAATTGTGAACCAGCTCTTAATCTACCCAAATATTTAAAATCTTCTTTATCACCTAATACTGGTACTATGATAGACAAATCTACAACCGTAACAGAAGGTCTATTACCAGGTATTTTTAACCCATAAGTTTTTGCTATATTATATAAAGAACTTCTTTCTTGTGCGTATTGTAAAACTGTCTCTTGGAATGTCCTGTCTATCTGGAAGTTTAAATTGTCTGCTACCGCAGCATTAAGGTCTAAAAATACAGAATATATAGAAGCGTCATTCGCGTTTTTAATTAAATCTGGATAGTAAGTATTAGTTAATCTTAATAACTCATTTCTTACTCCTAGAAAATCTCTTTCTGTATATGCTATTTTTTTCTCTGCCATACTATAAATCTATTATAACAAAATCTTTAGTTTCAAACACACCATCTCCTGATGTGTAATCAATTCTAACTCTCATGGAGTAATTTCTTTGTGCTTCACCAACAAAACTCATATTACCATCATCCATCGATAAATCTGTAGTTTGTTCATTTAATTTTTCTTCAGCTTTTAAATCTTCTAAAGTTTTTACCTCAACACTATTTATGGTTAATCCCGGTATATACTTATTGACCGCTTCCCTTATTTCTCTCTCAATAGATATTTTAGTGGTGGTATCCATTAATTCAAAAACATATTTATTTAAATTAGTACCAAAATCAGGTAAAAAATACCTAGACCCTTTTGGGGTAAGTACTAAATGAATTAGGTTAGACCTCACTTCACTATCCGTATCTGTGTTTAGTCCTAAAAAAAATCCTTCTGGACTATCTACAAATGGAAATGTTATACCGTATCTTTGTGTTGGCATTTCTTTTTTATAATAAATACTTCAAAGATTGGTTTATTATAGTGTTGGTTGTTATGCTAATACTTTATTGTTTTGTTGATGGATTGGTTGGTATGGACAGTGTCTACAGTTGTTACCGCAACAATAGCCTCTTTTTTTGTGGTACTCTTCTGTCATCACCATTCTACCTTCTTCCCAGTAAAAATCTTTTGGTTGTAATTTAGGTTTTATAAATTCTCTATAATATAATTCTTCAATCCAGTCGTCTTTTATTTTCATTTTAATTTATATTAGATAATAAATGGTGACTCAAAAGAATCACCATTTATTATAATTTATTTTAAATCTTAGTTTAACTTAATTCAACTTCTTTTTCTTTATCAAGAGATTTAACATCTACATCTATTTCACAACTTCCTCCCGCACATGCTAATTCACCAGTTAAATTTGTGTTGTCATCTAATTCAACTACCTTACTTAAATCAACATCTTTTAAAGATTTCATCATTTCATTATACTGTTCTTCAGTGATATCTTCGAATGGTGCTTGTGTATAGGTACCACCATTGTATGGTAATACTGATAGACCATTATATGATTTTCTATTTTCCCACATCCATTCTCCAGCTTTATCCCAGTCATTTTCTTTTAAACTAATTGTTGCTGACACGTTATGTGAGTTTGAGCCGTTTCTATGTCCAGATTTTACCCACTCTGTAGCTACCTTTTTAACTCTTTCTAACAAATCAAAAGGTGACTCTGTTCTTAAAATAGAACCTTTCGGTGCTTTTTGTGGTATACTAATAACAGCTGTATCATGTGGTCTGAAGTATTCATCTTCAACTAATTCTGGGTGATTAATATTTAAATAGGTATAAATTGCCTCATTTTTACCAACTCTAACTCTTCTAATATAATAATCATTATGCCATGCATGAATACCTGAAGATGTTCCTAATGTTAATGATGTTGTTCCTGCTGGTTTTACTGTCGTACATCTTGCTGAAGGATTTATGTCTATAAGTTTAGAAACTCTTGTATTTTCTCTTTTTACTAGACTAGCAGCTTTTTTCATGTCATATTTTAGTACTTTTCCAGAACCAATACCAGTCATTGACACACCTATAAGTGCATCTTTTTCAGTTGTTTCTTGCCATATTTCTCTTAGATAGTGGAAGGAAGTATATCCTGCTTGTAAAGTACCTATAAATGCTGCTGCCTTAACTCTGTCATTTAAATCTTCTTGTGATTCAATATTTGAGACATTTACTTCACATAAGTTACAGAATTGATTTGGTCTTAAAGCAATTTCACAACAAGGATTGGTTCCCCAATCTTTATCGTTGTTTAAATAAATTCCAGGTTCTCCCGCTCCAGATAATTCAACCCTTTTCCATAAATCCATAAAAAATTCTTTAGTAATTTTATGTCTCATTAAACATGCTGAATTATTTGCTCTACCTCTCTGTGGGTTTAGTTCCCACCAATTACCGGATTTACATCCAATCATAGCATCGTCATCAGCACTAAACAAACTAATAAGAGCTGCTCTACGTATTCCACCTGCCAATACCGCGTCTGCAATATGACAT